ATGATCAATTACAATATTAGGTATAATGGTCCATGGGAATATGATAAATTTGTTTTAAATTATTATAATTTATGGAACGAAATTCTTATCAAAGAAAAAGAATTAGACGAAGTCGAGAAACAAAATAAATTTATCGATATAATTTATCATGATATTGTTCATAAGAACACGACAGCTGATATATATAGAAAGTTTACTTATTTAGTATAAGGCGGTATTCATGGAAGTTAAAAATACATCAAAGTATTTTGTAGATTTTATTAATAATATGCAAAATAATTATAATAATTTACAAAATAGTATTACAGAACGACATTCTTCTTATGATAAAAAAATTGAAATTATGAATGCCGTTTTAGAATATAATAATTATCTTAATAATCAACTAAATAAAAATTTCGACGCGTTAAAAGAATCTAATCGAATTAATGAATTGACATTCGATGGTGAAATTGCAAATCGTAAAAATATTTTTAATACAAATAAAATTTTATTTGTCGATACTAATAAAATTTTAGGCAATAAATCTAATTACGATATTTACGGAAATTGTATCCATCCTAAGGTTATCGGTAATTTAGAAAATTTATTTAATTTTAATTCGTCTGTCGGATATATTTTTAAAGATTCCGCATCAGTAGCAATCAACGACGAATTTCGTGATAAATATAAAGACGTTTTAAAACATGATACAATTACAAATAAGTTACCTACATTTGCACAATACGAAAAAAATATTTTAACGTTAACTATCGATTTCCCTAATAATCCATTAATTGGTGCAGCTAATTGTAATGCTATTGAACTATCTCCATTCTTAGCGGGAGCTGCTGTTTTAAAAACAATTACGATTATTACTAATGCTGGAACTCAATTATCTAATAATGCAATTATTATTAATTATGATCAACCTTTAGAAGATACTCGAATTTTATTCGATAATATTTATAGCATTAAAACGCTTACATTATCTTTTAAATTAACGTTCGCTAATAATCTTGGTTTATATCCTTTCGGTTTACGTCATTTATATTTATATAATGCAAATTTCGATACTAAAAATAGTAATATTGTAATTCGAAATGATTATCAAAATTTAATTAAATATATTGGCGACAGCGTAATTATATCTAATCAAACTAGCGATGGTGTTGGTGATCGATATAGCAAACATGAAACTACTTGCAGCGAAGCGGATATTAAATTATATAGTTATTATTCTAACGGTAATTTATTATATCCTATCGAAACTCATACCAATAATTTGATCAATCAATTAAGTAAAAATACAAAAACATTTTATGCCGATATTCCAGTTAAAAATGCAATGTATAGTATAGAATTTAATAAGGTCCGGACATAGTTGTCTGGGCCTTGTTTTTATGTTATAATATATTTTGAAAAGAAGATACTATTTTAATGGAGGTTTTTTAATGATTGATTCAGTTTGGTATGAAGAAAATATCTTAGGATATTCAACTGAAAAAAGTTATATCACACAATATACAATCGATTATTTATACGATAATAATTATAATGAAGGCGACATTATAAATATTTTATCTAAAATTAAAAAAGAATCGATTAAATATAAAGATTTACCGTCTAAATTATGGAACGGTTTAATCGAACGTGATACATATTATTTTCATCCTGAATTGCAAATTTTATCAAAACCACCGATGTTATCTATTAGTTCAGATATTATAATTAAACCAGTAAAGTTTTTTAAAGAAATTAAAATTTCTTATACTAAACAAGACGTGCTTAATTATTTTTATCGCAAAGCTAACTCTAAAATTATTAAAGATATGAATCGAGATCTAGGTTCATTAGATTATCTTTTATCAAGATATAAGCACCAACTTATGAACTCTTTAGACGTGATTCTTTATTTAATCGATGATCATGCTTTTGAAGCTAATTCATTATTAGCTTTAAGTAATTATGAAGTTAATACTTTAGAGAGAATAGAAAATATGTATTATGATAATAATAGAAGTGGAACCGATAAGATTATATATAGATGGGAGTAAGTAATATGAACTTTTTTGAAGAATCACTCGCTACGTATGAAGAATATGAAATTGAAAGTTCTAAAGACGAAGAAGAGGGATATGATACCAAACGATTTAAACAATTTAATCAGAATCTTAGCGGTTTAACTAAAGGGCTATATATTTTTGCCGGTGAATCAAATGGTGGTAAAACTGCTGTTATGTCTAATCTGCTAAAAGATTTAGGTACTAATGAAAAAAACCATTTATTCGCTATTTATTATACATTGGACGATACTGTAGGCGAAGTAATTCCACGTATAATTGCAATGGATCAACGTATTCCTATTTCTGTAGCTCAAAAACCTAAACGCTATGAAAAAATTATTGCGGCTACTCCAAGATCACCCGAAGAGCAACAAAACTTTGAAGCCATTCGAGCACAATTAAAAGCACGTCAAAATGGTATTCAGAAATTAAAGGAGCAGAGTCAACAATTCATGTTGACCGACGGAACTAAAGTGCGCACTTTTGAAGATATTAAAGAGCATGCAAAACGCGCACAAGATTTTGTCAAGTCGCTAGATGATAAAAATAATATTATTATTGGTATCGATAGTTTATCAGATTTAAAATTTAAAAATCGTACATTTTCTAAGCCACAAGAACGACATGAAGCTTTATCTGAAGAATTAAAACAAATGGCTAATACTGAATTACAAATTCCGGTATTTGGAACTGCCCATCTTCGTAAGCTTAATCATGCCGGTCGTCCTTCGCTAGACGATTTAAAAGAATCTGTTCGATATCAATATGATGCCAGCGTTGTATTCTTAGTTCATAATGATGTGAGTAAGAATAAGAATAGTGCAAAAGTATTTTACAACGTTGAAACAAGTCAAGATATTCAACCAATTATTGAATTGGATTGGGCAAAAAATAAACGAAGTGAATTTAAAGGCAGAAGCTTCTTTTATTTTATTCCACAATATTCTCATGTAACAGAATGTTCAGCAGAAGATGCTGAACGTTTTAACAATATTATAAGAGGTTAAGATGAATCAATCTGTATACGAAAGCGTATTACAAAAATTTAAAGAAAGCCAAAAGACATCTCATATTGCTAGACGAGAAAACTTTTTTAAATCATGGTCTAAAAATTTAGAATTACTTGTTGACTCTAGGTTCCCTAATATGCAAGTTATTAAAGATATTTTAAACTTAGCTGCTCGCTATACTGTAACTGAAGTTCTAAATGAAGATTTAGAGATAGAACACTATAGCCATTTATTTAAAGCTCGTGATATTATTACCAAGTTTATTGAACAATTTAAAGATGACGAATTATTAGTTGCTTCTGATTTTAAAGAAAAAATTTGTCAAGCAGTTGAATGTTTGCAAGGTCCTAATAGCGATATTCCTTTATTGCGTCCAGCTCCAAATACTCCAGATCAAGTATTCTATGAATCATATTTATTAACATTAATGCATTATGGTAAAAATAAATAGCAATCAATTTTTAGATTATTTAGATAGTCCTTGGTATTATAATATAAAATATAATACTCCAATTCCAACAGATGAGCGCACATTGCGGTCGTCTCTTTTGGATGTGTCATATGCATTTTTAGGTAGTATCGCACAGAAAAATATTCTTACGATGCCTAAATTAACTAAAATGCTCGATAAAATATTCAATGAAATTCCTCATCGAATAACTCCGAAAGACATAGTTAAAGGTATTAATCGATTAAATAATCTATATAATTATTGTAGTGAAAAGCAATTAAATATTGTTAGTATTGGTCATATACATGAATTAAAGTTTGATAACGGTAGTATCGAAGTCGATATTGGACCGATCGCTTATGAACATGGTCAATATTTTTTATTCTATCCAGTATATGATCATGTATTTAATCAAGATAAAGCTGATAGTGATATTAAGTGTACACTAGATTGGAAAGCTGCATACGATGCATTTGATTTTCAATTAAGTGGTGTTATGTTTTATTACGCTAAAACAAATAAAACATTTATTTGTTATCGTGATATTAGCAGTATCGAACGATTAAACTTTATTGCGAACAATGTATTAAAAGGTATAGAACAAGGAATTTATTTTCCTGTTCGAGAAGAAAGTAGTAAGAGCCGATTTATTCCAGAATTATCAAGAACATTTACAGGTAAATAATGGCTTATACTATAGATGGCTGTAATTATAAAACTAAAGCGTTACGTGATACGCATGTTTTATGGGCACAGTATATTAAAGAAAAATTAATTAAAAGCTTTGAGTTGCCACAAGTTAAAGACAAAATTAAGAAAAGCCGGTACTTTTCTTATAAACCAATTGTCGACGATATTAAATTTGATAGTTTAATGGAAGCTTCTTATTATATTTTTTTAAAACAAAAAATTAAAAATAAAGAAATTCTTTCATTTGAACGTCAAGTCAAATATGAATTGCAACCTGCTTTTAAAAAAGGAACGAAACGAGTTTTAGCTATTAATTATATAGCAGACTTTGTCGTTACTAATTTAGATAAGACTGTTAGAGTTATCGATATTAAAGGTAAAACTACAGCCGATTTTAATTTAAAGAAAAAAATGTTTGACTATAAATTTGAAGGTCTAACATTAGAATGCTTACAATTTTATGATGGAATTTGGCAATCGCTAGATGAAATCAAAAAAATTAAGCGGAAAGCTAAAAAGAAAAAATAATGTCTGAACCAATTTTCTTGGAGGGACAAAAAGAAGCTTGGGAAGAAGTTGATTCCATTGTATTGGAATGTCAAGATACTAATACTCCGGCTATAAGAAGAGATGAATTATTAGAAGAATTATTAATCCGATTCGAACCATTTTTAAATATGTTTAAAGACTTATTACTTCACGATAAAACATATTTAAATAATAAAGTATCACGAGATTTTATCGGCTTGTATATTGCCGATACTGGTTTACGATATAAAGTATTCCAGAATAAACGTTTAACTAAAGATGAATTTAACGAAGTTAATCGCAGCCTTAGTTTAATTCGTGATAATTATGGTAAACAAGCTAATGTAGAAAATGATTTACAAGCTATATTTACTCAAATGGTTATGAAATATAAAAAGACTAATCGTTCTTTTAATACTTATATATCTTATGTATTTAGATACGAATTATTTAGGTTCATAAAGGCACACCTTAAGGATCGTCTTAATAATAATTATGACCGTTCCTCTTTTGAAGATCGCGTTATCGGGACTTATAACGTTCATCATTCATTAGATTTAAGTGATCAGATTACGATTACTAGTAATGATTCTTTCAGCGATAGTTGGAAAAAAGGAATTTGTTGCTCCGATATTTTTAGCGAATTAACCGAAGAAGAACGAACAATTATTTCTATGCTTTTCTATGAATTATTGAAACCAGCAGAAATTCAAGAAAAGTTACATATGAATGTAAATACATATCGTCGTATTAGACGTACAGCGTTAGAAAAACTTGAAAAAGCTACGGGATTAACAACAAAACATTTAAAAAAACATAGAGCGAGCAATTAATTTTGCTCGCTTTTTTCTTTTATATATGATATAATATATATGAAAGGCGGTTACTCATGATTACAAAACAAGAGTACAGATCTCGTTTAAAGGTAAGTGAATTGTTAGCTAAAATACTTGAATTAAAACAGATCCCCATGGAGACTGCATATAATATTTTATATAATCAAGATAAGCTAATTAATGTTGATGAAACTGACGAGATTATTAATATGACACAAGCGGCAGAAGAATTTGTGTCGTATATTAATGAAGGACGCGATGTCTATGTTTACGCAGATTATGACGTAGACGGTATGACAAGCGGAACGATTATGGCTAAATTTTTACCGAAAGTTTGTAAAAATAAAAGTCAAGTATATTTCCCAGAGCGTAGCGATGGATATGGCTTAAGTATTGCCTTTATAGAAAAAATAAATGAAGAATATAAAGACAAGCTTAAGCCTCTTTTAATGACTGTCGATAATGGTATCACTAAGGTGGAAGAAGTTGAATTATGTAAAAAATACGGAATTCCAATTATAATTACAGATCATCATCTTCCTCAAGAAGTTTTACCAGATACTACGATAGTCGATCAACATATATCTGACTTAGACCATTGGGCTAAAGGTATATGTGGCGCAGGTGTAGCTTATTACTTTTGTCGAGCAGTCGAACGAGAACTGGGATATAATTATTATGAAAGTAGTCGATTAACATATTTAGCGGCTATCGGAACCATTGCCGATGTGATGCCATTAGATAATATGGTAAATCAAGCTATCGTAAGAAAAGGATTCAATCAAATCGATACTGGCAATATTCCGAACACTTTATCCACCTTTATTAAACAATTAACTAATACTAAAATAAATGGCGATATTGTTTCTTGGACTATTGCTCCTCGATTAAATAGCTGTTCTCGTATGTTTGATATTATGTCTTCGATTAAATTATTTTCAGTTACACAAGATCCATTAGAAATATGTGCTAATGTAGAAGAATATAATAATCAGCGTCAGAAGATAACTAAAGAATATGTCGAAATTATTCAAAAAGAATATGTCGACGATAGTGGTATAGCATTGGTTGCTCTCGATAACATTCCTCATGGTATTATCGGTATATTAGCTGGAAAGCTTGAAGAATATTCTGGTAAACCATCGTTTGTCGGAGTTAAAGACGGAACGATTATAAATGGTTCGGCACGCAGTAATACGTATCCTCTTGATGTATTATTATATGGAGAACCCTCTGTCGCTTCATATGGTGGTCATGCAGCCGCTTGTGGCTTTGCTATATACCAAGAACTCGTAGAAGAGTTTAAACAAGCCTTAACGGCTAAAATTTTAAGTTTTACGCCTATTGACGATGGCGATATAGTTGTTAAACCAAAACAATATATAGAATTAACTCTTAGAGATTTAACTAAAGAATCGTTCGAATCTTTTAATATTTTATCTTACGATAAATCTGGGTTTGAAAAGCCTTTAGTTATTATTAAAGATTTAACTGTACTAGCAATTAAGCCTAGCGGAAATAATCCGTTAAATATTAAATATACAATATTTGATGGCGATACAAAAATGGATATTTGGGTTTGGAAATTAGGAGATCAAGGAATTGATGTTGGCGATAGAATTTCATTAGCTGGTGAAATTGAGCGCAACTTTATGAAGCCCAAATTATTCACTTTAAAAGTTTCGGAGATTATTAAAGGGGGATAACATGTTTACACATTTACATGTACATACAGCATATAGCTTTTTAGATGGCTATTGTCATATAAATAAACTTGTTGCTCGAGCTAAAGAACTCGGCATGGAAAGTTTAGCTATTACTGATCATAATCATATGGGCGGTATTTATGAATTCCAAAAAGAATGTAAAAAACAAGGTATTAAGCCGATATTAGGTTATGAAGGCTATCAAACATGGGATACTAATGAATTATCTAAGCCGATAGAAGAACGTTGGATTGATGCAGCTAAGTTAGCATTAGAAGCTGGAGCTATTATACAAAAAGAACACGATGATTTAGTTAGTGGCAAAAAAGGTGTTAAAGGTATTAAAAATATTAAAGAGCGCACTAAAGAATATATGTACGATACTCGTCAATATCATTTAATTTTATTAGCGCAAAATCAAGTCGGTTTAAATAACTTAATTAAACTACAAAGCGAAGCCGCTAGTAAATGTACATATAACGGACGTTTCTTGTTCGATATGGAAATGTTACGTAAATATAGTGACGGTGTTATTTGTCAATCTGCTTGCGTAGCAAATATGATTGCTTCTTGTGTTAAAAAAGAAGATTTAGTAAAAGCCGAAGAATTAATTCTTGAATATAAAGATATATTTGATGATCGATTCTATTTAGAAGTACAACCTAATAACTTTGAATTGCAAGTCAAAGTAAATAATTTTTACTTAAAAATGTCACAAAAACATAATATTAAATTAGTAGCGACTAGCGATGTGCATTATGTGAATAAGAGTGATAATAAAGATCATGATGTATTAGTCGCTATCGGTACTGGCACCACTATTTATGATAAAAATAGAATGCAATATGACCATAATTATTGGTTAAAATCTGAAGAAGAAATGTGCGATGGATTTAAAGCTATTCTTAATGCAAGCGAAACAGAACGTGAAGTAGCACATAAAAAATATGCTTTATATCTTGAAGCTATTCATAACACTCAATTAATTGCCAATAGCATCGAAGAAGTTAAACTCGGTAGCGATGTTCCGTTAATGCCTAAAATCCCAGGAGCTAAAGGCGATACCAAATTAGAACTTCGTAAATTAGCATATCAAGGTTTATATAAATTAGCCGAAGAACATAAATATATTAAAGAAAAAATTCATGATTATGAAAAACGTTTAGCTTATGAATTAAATATTATTAATTATAAAGACTTTGCCGATTATATGTTAATTGTTCAAGAATATACAAATTGGGCGAATAATAACGGTGTAGCAACTGGGCCATCCCGCGGTAGTGGTGCAGGTAGTTTAGTATTATGGTGTATTGGTATTACTAAACTTGTAGATCCTTTAAAAGAAGATTTATTATTTGGTCGCTTTATGACTATCGATAGAAAAGGGGCGCCTGACATTGACCTAGACTTCGATTACTATGGACGAGATAAAGTAATCGCTCATTTGGAAGATATTTATAAAAAAGAAAATGTAGCACATATAGGAAGTTATTCTCAGCAAGGCGTAAAATCTGGCTTAAAAGATGTTGGTCGAGCACTTAATATTAATTTTAAAGTTATGAACGCTCTTTCTCGTTCTATCGATGAAATGGAAGATGCTGTTCCTCCGCAACCTAAATTTAAAGATTATGATAATCTTAAAAATGGTAATGTACAAGAAAAACAGTTGTGGACTAAATGGAATAAGCTCGAACAAGAAAATAAAGAATTATTTAGATTAGCTCGAAATTTTGAAGGCCTCAAACGTAATTTTGGTGTACATGCTTCTGGTGTTTTAGCTATGCCTTGTAAAGTTACTGATTATATTCCAACACGTGTTGATGATAATGGTGTTACAATTACATTATTTAGCGGTGTTGAGTGTGAAGAACTAGGAGCTATTAAATATGATATTCTTGGTTTAAAATCAATTAGTATTATCGATAAAACATTAAAACATATTAATAAAGATTTTAATTGGCTATATAAAAATGCTAATTTAGAAGATCCTAAAATATATAAAATGTTAGCAAAAGCAAATACGGATTGTGTATTTCAATTAGAATCTGATATGTTTAAAAACATGATGAAAATATTTAAACCAACATGTTTTGACGATATTGCCGCCGCTACAGCTTTAGGAAGACCAGGGCCTCTTAGCGTTGGAATGGACAAACAATATGCTAACAGAAAACACGGCAAAGAAGAAATAACATATCCATTACGTGGCATAGAAAATATATTAAGTAAAACATATGGCGTTATGCCATATCAAGAAAATTTAATGCAAATTTCTAAACAAGTATCTGGATTTGATGACAATCAAGCTGACTCAATTGTGAGAAAGCTTATTGCAAAGAAAAAAATAGATATGTTCCCGATGATGATTCGTTGTCACATTTATGGTAAAAAAAATATTAAGGGCCCGGAAGGTTGGGAACAAGACGATAATGCACCTTGGTATGATCCTAAAGCTAAATATGGTCCTGAGATTAAAGGAGCTATTGCTAATGGATATACAGCTGAAGAAATGAGAAATTATTTTGATACCATTATGGGATATGCCAGCTATGCGTTTAACAAATCGCACAGTTATGCATATACCGTAATTACAATATTAATGTCTTGGTTAAAAATTTATTATCCCGTACAATTCTATTCTGCATTCTTATCAATGCAAGCGGTCGAAGATTTATTACGATATATCCCGATGATTAGAAAGGAAGGTATCGATGTTAAGGTTCCGGAAATCAATAGCTCTGATATTGATTTTACTCCTAATGGAAATTCTATATTATTTGGGCTCGGTTCTATTAAAGGCATAGGTGATTCTAGTATTCCTGAAATAGTAAATAATAGACCTTATAGTAGTCTTGAAGATATATTTAGTAAAGTTCCTAAAAAAGCATTTAATAAACGAGTAGGCGAAGCATTAATTAAGTCGGGTGCGCTAGATTTATTCAATACTAATCGTTATGAACTTCTTAATAAATTTCATGCTATTCGTAAAGATAAAATCGAAGAATTAAATATCGGGCAATATAATGACGAAGCTATTATGGAAATGGAGATGGAGACTATTAATTGTCCAGTAACCAAAACTCCTGAATGGTATTCTTTAGATAATGAAGAAGTCGAAAATGTAAAAATTAAAATTATAGAAATCGATGAACGTAAAGATAAAAGCGGAAATATAATGGCTTTCTGTAAGGGCGATGTAGGCGGTGGTGCCACTATCGATCTCGTTATCTTTAGCTCGATTTATTTGGCTAATATGAGCTCTATTCGCTGTGATCATACTGCTTATTATTCTGGCAAAAAAGAATCGGATTCTAAGATTATCGTTAAAAAAGTAAGTATGGTTAAATAAACTGCGTAATATATATGTAGTCGTTAATTTAATTTGTTAACAAATTTTGGAGATTAATTAATATGGCAAATCGTGGTTTTTACGGTCTTTTTGACCCAACCAAAAAACATGGCGGCAAAGGCGCTGAAGATGCTAAAATTAAAGAGCTAGAACAACGTATTCAAGCGTTGGAAGCTAAGGTTCAAATTTTAGAATCTAAAGTGACAACTGGCCGCGCACAATAATAAATTAGAAAGCTTACTTTTTATAGTAAGCTTTCTTTTTTTATGCTATAATATTGTTGTAATATAACATTGTAAAATATATTTTTTTATATTAAAAAGGAAACCATAATATGGCAAATATAAACGGTAAAATTTTAGTTGATAATGGAGCTGGTCAAAAAGATCAGTTTAACCCAACTACGTTAGCTTCTTCCGTTGTTTTTGATGATGGTCAAACTCTCGAAGAAAAATTTAGAAGTTTGGTACCGGCAAAAGCTACGCAATCTGAACGTAGTGCTGTTGCAGATCGAAGCGATTTAAGCGAAGATACTCGCAAATTTATGGGCCATCCATTAGAAGACTTCATTTTAAGAAATGAATTAATGGCAACGATTACTAAGATTAATGAACATAACGACTGGAAAAATAGTGTGTCGACTGTCGATGAATTATACACTACTTATCCAGACGCTATTGTCGGTAATATCGTTGCTATTAATACTGGTGATGCTGCCGGATCTTTATATCGTTTTAATGGTAGTGACTGGGAGATTTTATTGAAACATGGTAAACGAGTATTACCAGATAACGTTGTCGATAAAATTAATAAGAGCGTTATTATTGAAAAAATGGAATTTGGTAGTAACAAATGGATAAAACAAGGCGAAGATAATTATGAATTATCTTTGAATATTACGAACGCTGAAATTATTCAGGTCGTTATTTTTGACGGCGCATCTAAAAAATTAAGTACTATCACTCCAGAATATAATAATAATAAAATTTTATTGCATAGCGTATTCCCTGAACGCGGTTATGTATTGTATTATACTCAACAAAGTGATGTATTAAATCATGGTGATACAGTATGATCCAAAAGCTAAGTCAACTTGTCGGTCTTAGTGATATTAATAAGAAAGTTAATGAATTCGATAAAGAACTATCCGATATCAAAAAGATGTCGGATAGAACTGTCGATACGCAAATATTATCTTCGTTTATTACGAATAATAAACGAGATATTCAAGCGTTACTTAATACAGCTCGTCAAAAAATCGAGCAATTAAAAAATAGTATCGACACAAAATTTAACGATTATTACACTAGGACACAAAGTGATTCATTATTTGCACGCTCTTCTTTATTAAAAACCTTTATTCGCGATAATAGAGAAGAAACATTTGACAGTAATTTAAATGTTAGTGGCAATATTCAATTAAACAATACGAGCGGGCCAATTATTCAATTTGGTGATGGCTCTTTAGAAGTACGTCCTAATTATTTAAAAATAACGGCGCCTAATGGGTCTGTGCCAGTCGAAATTAAAAACGGTGTACCATATAGTAACGGTAATGTCATTATGACAAACATTAATTATATTTCTCCTGGTCCGTGGATTGAATTACCAAATAGTCGTAATGTTAAACGAGTTAATTATAATATCGCTTATGAACAAGGCGCTCGGCAAATGTTAATATTATATCGTTATCATGACGGTAATAATAATGGGCATGAATATATTAATCATATTCTTATCGAACTTCAATTAGGTTTACCTAAATATAAAGATATGGAATGTGAAATTAGTTTATTAAATAGTGAAATTAATGTTACTTATAGCCGCGATGGATATAATGGCAATATTAAAGCTGTGTATTATCGATAGGAGTTTTATATGGCAAAAAGAATAGAATCACAAGCTGTGTCATATAAAACGACACAACAAATTAATGCGATAGCCGATCAATTTAATGAATTCGTTAAAAATATTAATGCCGGTCGATTTACTGTCGACGACTTTATTAGAAGCTTTAACGAAATTAATACATTATATATTTCTTCTAAAAAAGATTTTGACCGTTCTATTCAGTTATCACAAGATACGTTTAATTCTATGTCTCAGAATTATTTAACTAAAGAAGAGCAAGATTCTCGTTATTTAAGTAAATCTAGTTTAACAAACGTAGTATTAAAAAACGGTAATTTTCAAACTAACAATAAATTAACTATTAATGGTAATAATAAAATTATAGCTAATAAAAATGGCAATATATTAATGACTCTTAACGGAGTAAAATTAATTGCCGAAGGTGAATGGTTAAAGTTTGTTAATCCAGATAATAGTGAATTATATGCTCATAATATTAACACTAATAATGAACGTATGTTAGGTCGCGATGTATTTAGATTATCTGGTGAACAACAAATTGATGGTAATTGGAATGAGTTAGCAAATAGCCGCATTGAAAACATAAATGGATCGGTAAATCTTCCGGATAATTGGAACGATTTAATTATTATTGTCGATAATACTAAACAAAATTATGGCGATAATAGTGGATCCAATAAAGATTTTGAAAATGCACACAAGTATGCTCCATCTTATGTGTTTGTATGCCGAGCAGAAGTTCCGATTAAATTTTTAACTCCATTTTCTGTAGCCGGTATTGAAGTTGGCGCAACATATGTTCGTTTAACGCAAAAAACTGGCCCGGTATTTATGGAATATTCTAAAAGCCGTGATTACGGCAGAATAGTAAAGGTATTATGGCGATGATTGAAAAATTAAAAAACAAAGTAACAGTAGTCAGCCAAGTACAAAAAATTAATGAAATTATAAAAGCTATCGATCATTTTAAAGAAGGTATCGATGAAACTAGTATTAACGGGTTAATTAATCGTCATACTCAAAAAATTAATGAAATGAAGGCGCATATTAATGATTACGTTATTAGACTTTCAGATCAGTTAAATGCTAGTATTAATGAAAAACTTAAAAGTTTTTATAGAAAATCAGAAGCTAATAATAAGTATGCTCCTGTAAATGAAGAGAAAAAATATGTTCGTTACGATGATCTTAATGTTGGTAAAAATTTAGTTATTAATGTCGGATCTGGTCCAGCAATTAAATTTAATAAGTCTAACGGTACTTTATTCACTATCGGTGATTTTGATATATCGGCATGGCCTTTTAAAATTACTAAAGGTAATGTTCAATATATGGGAGTGAATAACGAAGGGTTAATATCTGATAAACATATTATTACTCAAGTTAATTATAAGAATTTTATTAAATTAAAATCTTGGCGTGACGGATCTTCTATCGGCAGCTGGAATGCTAACGATTGGAATGAAGCATATGCATATAATACTGGCGACAACTATCAAGGTATCTTCTTAATGGTTAAAAATGCTTCTAAACGCCGTTATGACGTTATGAATTATAATTCTGGCGACGATACTAATATGTCAGTTTCTTTCCACAATTATTATGGAAACACTAGGAATGTGGAACTTTGTTCTCGTTTAATACAGTATCCAGGCGATAGTAGATTCCAAGTTAATATAGCAAAAAAATATTATATGATGCCTGTTAATAGACCTAAATTCCGTCTTAAATACGCTGAAGGGTGGGTTATTAAATGCCGATAGATATTAACACTCTTCGAGATAATCTTAATCATTTAATATTTAAAGTAAACAATCTAGAAGCTTATAAAGAACAAAATAATGATTATGCTAATACATTAGATTTTTACGAAAAGATATTATCGATTAATGATAAATTAAACGGTTTAGATATCGATACTATTAATATTAATAATAGTTTTATTGCCAATAATATTTTAGAAATTTCAGATAATAAAATACAATATGGTAAGGATCAACTTACATTTACTGATAGCTTACGATATAACGGTAAAATTGCTAAAACACAATATGATTTAGCTATGCCGGAATTTAAAGATTATCCTCCTGATTCTTTAGAAAAAGGAGAATATTATTTAGTAATAAATAAAGATCAATATAAAATTCCGTTTATTATCGAATATTATGGCAATAATATTAAAAATGATTTCTATAAAATAGAGAACAGCAAATTAACGTCTGATTATAATTTTGTATTAAAGAAACGAGGTTAACGAAATGATTAATATTATTAATGATGATAACGTTACTCTTTCTGATTTACAAAGTAAAATTGATGAAATTAATAGATACTTAGAAGATAATAAAAAAGATTTAGAAGAAACTATTTATAATAACAATGTTGAACAATACAAAATAGATGATTCTATTTATTATAAAAAAAATAAAGTTTACGATTATACAATTAGTGACTTTAATGTTAATAATTTATCTGGTATTGTTGAAGTAAATAATAATACGTTAAATGTAAATGGTCATATATTATCTAATACAAGTATAGATGGCGTTAAATTTTTAACAGAAAAAAGTAATACTTATACTTGGACTGAAGTCCCGGTATCTAAACAAATTGATATAACATATTTTCATGAAATCAATATTATTATTTCTGATGGTTCAACTTATTCACCTTTATTTATTGTAAAAGAAGATGGATTATATAAAGACCGATATGGGATAGTAGAAATTAAAATTATTGATAATAATTTAATAATTGACAATGTTTATAACGTTGTTAAAGTATTTGTACGATAAGGTTATACGATATGGAAGAACTTTCGTTAAAATCAGTTAATGATAATATTATTACTTTAAGTAATAATGTAGATAATATTATTAACAGAGCTCATAATAGAATCAATGAATACTTAGAAATTAACGGTATTCCATTGGGTAATATATATAATGAGTATATTGGTAAGAATCAACATATCGATATGTTACATGCTAATAATTTATTGGTTAATAATATGCAATTAAATGATAAATTTTTTATCGATAATAATAAAATTGTATATGGCGATAATTCTTTATCGTTAACCAATGGATTAAAAGTAAACGAAGAACAGGTATTGTTGGAAGACGATACCTGTTTTAGTTTGTCATATGAAGGTGTATATACCACATACTTAATTAAAGATAAATCTGAGATTGTTGTCTCTGGTTTATATAACGGCACGGAAACAATTGATCTTATAATTTCTGTTTCTATGTTAAGTGAAATTTCGACAAGTGTATTCGGATATCGAAGCGCAGGAGTAACGGTTACACGTTCTGGCGATGAATGTTCTATAGCTCCTACAGATTCGGGATTCGTTATTACTAATGTTATTATGAGGTAATTTTTCTATGAAACATTTTATAGATCAGGCTTCGTTGAACGAAACAAGTATACAATATCTTATTTATAAGTTAAACGAAGTTATCCGTGTTGTTAATAATAAACCGGATGTACATGACTTAGAATACTGGTCTGATGTATTAGAACAGTTTAAGAATGATAAATCTATTAATACTTATACCGATCTAATCGAAGCTTTAAAAAAGAAGCCAGACTTTAATGAAGTACGCGCTACAGTTCGCGATGAATTAACAAAATTTGTCGATGAAATGAACCAGCGTATTTATCAACCAACTTTAGATCAACTATTAAAAATAATTGGCGATGCACTTAATCAATATATTCGTGAACAAGTGGATAAACGTTTAAATGAATCAATAGAAGATCTTAAGAATAGATTTAGTGCAGAATTAATTTATTGGAATTAGGAGATCAAAAAATATATGGATGAAAAATATACAGGCCGAAAGTTTTATGGTCTATATGATCCTACATCGCCTAGTGCTAAGCGCGATCCTAAATCTGTTGAAGATATTAAAAAACAATCTGATGTTAATAAAGAAACGAGTCTTTCTAATAAAGCATTAGCTGAAGCTAATAAAATTGCTATCGATAAAATCATAGCAATGATGAATGCTAAACAAGCTCAAGATGTTATTACATTCTTGAGTAAAGTCGATGCTGTCGCTCAATATCAGCCTAAAGGCGATTATGTAACAGAAAATCGTATCGACGAAAAAATCGACTCTGGTATTGCTAAATATAATGTTAAGGTTACCGAAACATTTGCAACTCGAGAAGAATTAAATTTAGCAACAAAAGGCGTTACACCTGCTCAATTAAAATCATTAAAAGATGCTCTCGAATTATTGAAAGATAATCCTGATAGCATTGCTGAAATTGCTAAAAAAGCCGATAAAGATAATGTATATACTCGAGCTAGAATCGATGATTTTATTAATAGTTTAAATCAGAAGGATTTAGATTTAGAAAAGAAAATTCAAACTGTTGCGTTAGGCGAAGGTTTTGTTAAAGACACTGAATTAGCTAAACGTGTTGCAGCAATTGTCGATTTTACTCCGTATGTAACTAAAGTATATGCAGAGACTACATATGCTAAACTTACAGATTTAAATTCTAAAGTTTCTCAAGAACAATTAGAAAAAGCTTTAGAAAAAGCAGCACCTCAAGCTGGTATTGAAAAATTAGCGACAAAAGAAGAATTATCTAAAAAAGCTGATAAATCCGAAGTCGAAAGCAAGGTAAATGTCGGTGATTTTAATGATTTAAAACAAAAGATTTCTTCTTTAGACACAGCTATTAAAACTGAAGCTGCTTCTCGTGCTTCTACCGATTTAGCTACCGACAGCAAAATCGGTATTGTTAATAGCACGATTAATGATATTAAAGCCGATATCTTGAAAAATAAACAAGAATTAACGACTCAATTAGTTCATAAAGCTGATACAGAAACAGTAGCTACTCTATTATCTAATAAAGTGGATAATAATAGTTTAGATCTTGTTAAAGCTTCTGTGGAAAAAAATAAACAAGACATTCTTAAGGCTAATATCGAAATTAATAAAAAAGCTAATGCGGCTGTTTTAGAAAATTATCCGACTAAAGAAGAACTTCGTGTTAAAACTGAGTTATTAAATCAAAATATCGAAGATGTAAAGACAATTGCTAATAAAGCTAAATTAGCTGCTGAATCTGGTAAGTTGGCTACTGATGCTAAGGCGTTAGCTGAAGATAATAAAGTTAAAGTTTTGGCTATTGAAGAAAAACTTAAAACTTTATTAACTAAGGCATTAGCCGATTCTTTATATCAAGAAAAAGGCAATTATGCCACTAAAGAAGAAGTTCAAGCAATTACGACTTTAGATCCTTCGACTGTACAAGCATTAAAAGATTTAGCGCGTCAATTAGCAGGACATGAAGACTTAGCTGCCGTTTTAGAAAAACTCGATAAGATTTATACTAAGCAACAAGTCGACGATGCATTGAGTCGCAAAGTCGATGTTACTGCTCTTAGTGAATATGCTACTAAAGAAGAATTAAAAACTAAAACTGCTAATATCATTACGCAAAGCGAAGTAGAAACTCGCGTATTAAAAGCTGAATCTAAAGCTGATTCTGCTGTTCGTGAAGTTAACACGACTGCACAACAAGCAAAATCTAAAGCGCAAGATAATGCTCAATCGATTAGTGAAATTAATACTAAGTTAACTAAAGCAATTGAAGATGCTACTGCTTTATCCACTAAAGTTAATAACTTAGCTTTAAAAACTGGTGAAGGCGGTAAAGTCGATCCTAACGCCGTGGCGGATAAAGTTAAAGAAGTTTTAAATGATTTAGTAACTAAAAATAAATATGTATCTAAACCAGAAATGGTATTAGAATTAGATAAAAAAGCTAATGCTAGTGAATTAGAATTACTACGTCAAAAAGTTACATCTAACGAAACGGCTCTTGCTAGCAAAGTAAGTACTAGTGATTTAGCAACTAAAGTTGAATCTTCTGTATTTAATGCCAGAACAACTGAAGTCGATAATAAAATTAAAGCATTAGAAACGACTAAAATTCCGTCGGTAGTTGAATCTCAAATTGAAGAAAAACTTAAGGCATTCCAACCTAAAGGCGAATATCTTACTAAAACTACTGCCGATACATATTATCAACCTATCGGTTCTTATGTCGATAATGATGTATTTAGCCAAGCTAATATTAAAATTAGTAAACATGAAGAAGATATTGCAGCGATTAAAGCCGCTCATTATGTGCAACAATCTGAATTAGCTAATTATTCTAATACCGAGACAGTTAATGCGGCGATTCAAGCAGCGATAGCCGGTCTCGATACTACATACGCTAAAAAGTCTGATGTAAGTACTTTTATTAAAGGCGTCGATGTTGATAAAAAAATCGTAACTAAGATTGGCGAATTTAAGACCTATACTGATAGTACATTTGCTACAAAGAATGAAATCGATAATGCTCGTGCACTGTTTAGAACTGCGTTAAGTCAAACTGCTATCGAAAAAATTGTCAACGATAAACTCGGCACTGTGAAAGATGCTGTACAAACTATCGTTAATATTCAATCTGGTGTAAACCAAAATAAATCGGCTGTTCAATCTATTCTTACTGAGTTAGCTAAAAAGGCTACGAAGGAAGAAATCGATGGTAAGCTCGATAAACAAGTATTTGAAACAGCTAAAACTTCGTTAACTAAATTAATTACTGATCAAGAATCGGCATTAGCCGAAGCTAAAAAAGCTTTACAAAAAGCAATCGATGATAAGTCGGCAGAGAATGTCGCGAATTATCAAAGTAAAGTAGAATTTGCTAATTGGATTCGTGATACATATACTGTAGCTATTCAAGATTTGCAATCTAAAATTAAGAGCGATCAAGATATTAAAGATTTAGCACAGCCATTAATTAATACTGCAATTTCTGGATTGTCTGATGTATATCAACCTAAAGGACAATATGTAACTTCAGACGGTTTAACTAATAGACTTTTAGGATATCTAGAAGAAGCTTATGCAGATACAAGATATCAGATGCGTGGTTCTTATGTAACTAAAACAGAATATAAAACTGATGTTGACCAAATTAATGGTAAAATCGATACTATTAATACAAATCTTAATAGTAAACTTGATCTAACAGCTGCACAAAGTGTATTTCAAACTCGTGGTGACTATATCACTCGTGGTGATTTAGATGCTGCAGCTACTACACCGGCTTTTGCTAATGCAATTAATAATGCTATTATTGCTAAAAATTTCTTAGATAAAGATACTGCTAAAACTTTATTTGCAGCTAAAGCTAATTATACGACTGCTCAAAATGTTGGTGACATTATTCAAAATAGTGCTATTATTCAGGGTAAGCAAGATAAGATTACATTTGGGTCTGGTTTAAATTATAATGCGCAAACTAAAACATTAACTGCAACTGGAGGCGGCGCTACTGGCGATCTTAGTCAATATGCTAAGAAAACCGAAGTAGTAAAACCTAGCGATCTTAGTTTTACAGATTTTGATATTCTCGCAGCATATAATGCAGAACTTAATTTAGGAGATTAATAGATGCAAGAACTCGATCAATTTAAAACTAAAATGCTAGCTTGGGCTAAAAAGTTAGCACAAGATTTAACAGCTTTAAATAAAAAAATTAAGACGGCTAGACCTGTTGTATCTGAAGCTCCAATGGGTATTGTCCCTGGAGCTTATGAAGGTCAAATTATGGTTCATAAGAGTGGACCGATGATAAAATGTTATTGCTGGGCTAATCGTGATTGGAATGAGATTGGAGGAATCAGCGAATCAGTTTTGAATAATTTAAAATTTGAAATTTCAAGTTCTATTTTAACAAAAGCTGGCCAATCTCAAGAACGCAAACCAAGAGCTTCTATGGATAATATGGGTAAATTATTTGTTAATTATGGTACCTGTACAGTAGAAGTTGTCGATTCTACTGGTAATTGGAAGTTATTAAATGGCCCGTTACAAAATTCCGGTATTCCAAATTATACCCCGGAAACAGGTTCTGGTACATTAGTTCAAGATAGTATTACTAAGAAAATTTATATGTGGAATGGCGTATCATGGATTGAACTTGGTAGCGGTGGTGGCGCTGCCGGTAATTATGTTACACGTGAAGAGTTTAATAATGCTCTTAAGAAAATTCAAGAAGAAGTTAGTAAAATTAGAGGTTAATAATGGCAGATCCAACAACTGAAAATATTGTAAATAAACTTACTGAAACATTAAGTTTTATTCATAATGATTTAGAAGATGTAAAACAAATTTTAAATAAAAACGGCATTCAAGCTACTGGCACTACTAAAACATTAGCCGAAGATATTACTAAGTTACCAAAGCAAGTAGAAGATAATATTAAGAATTCTACGGAGTTAACAGGTATGGCTGGCGGCACGTTAGATATTCATACAGGATTTGTTTATTCACCTAATAATACTGGTAAATTAACTGAAGATAACTGTATCTTTGCTCAGGGTGTAAAAGATTTTGTTCTTCCTGCCAACAAAGAACTCGGTATGTTCTTTCCTAGCGATTCACTAGTAAACAGCATTGTTCTTAGTGAATCTAATAAAGTTAATCGTAATTTAACTTTAACAGTTAATGATGCAGCTATTTTCTATCCAGAAAATATGCAATATTTAACTGGTGCTAAAAATATTGAAAATATTAGTTTTACAGTTAAAGTTAACGATAACGATATTAAAACGATCCAAGAAAATGGTAAAGAATATGCGAACTTTACCAATACATTGCAAGCTGCACCAAGTGGTCCGCCTATGGGACCTCCAAGTGGACCACCATCTGGACCTCCTAGTGGTCCGCCAAGTGGTCCTCCGACTCCGTTTCCTGGATATAGCGGATCTTTTGCATTGGCAGATTATAATACTAAATTTATCGTTAACGATAAAGTATTAGAAAATGTAAAATGTGAAAGCTTTTACTTAAGTCCAAATGCTTATGTTAAAGAAGTTGTAGCAGAACGACTATATGTCGATTATGCATTATTAAGAAATATTCTCTATAAAGATACATATAGTTTAAATTCTTATTTAGATGATTATAATGATAGCCGTCAATTTAATCCGATTAAGGTTAAAGTAAAAGGTTTACTTAACGTGGATAATATCGGAGTTGTAAATGAGCGACAATCTGATTTAACTCCAGAACCTCCATTTGTAAAACAAGTCGATCCGTATAGTGTTCAAAATATTTATGGCGTTACAGCAGAAAGTTATTTAACTAAAGCTAAAAATTATGGCGGCTTTAATACAATATTTGCCAAACTTATGAACAAATATTTCCATATTTTAGTCGATCATACTAAATTTAATACCTTTAATCAAGATTGTTATTCTTTACAACTTCCGTTATATAGCTTAGATGAGACTAAAAAGTTTAACTATGCTAAACGCAAATGGGAAGATATTAATGCATTAACAGAGGACAAAAAAGAATTTAACCCTAAATATAACTGCAAAATGATCGGTTATAGCCGAAAATCTTTTACAGAAAAAGTATTGCCTTCTGCTTCTAATGAATATAGTAATAAAGGTATTATAACTATCGAAGGATATGGTAATCTTTTTATTGACGGGATTTCTCCTAAAAATAGTTATTTCGCTCCGACTAAAGATGGCTACTATTCTATTGATAGCGGACAATTAGGTGGAACAGATTTAGATACTGCTTATAAATATAGTGATAATAATACTATTACTTTTGAATTTAAAGGTAAAGATAGATTTATCGGATTTCCATTCTCAGATTTAATACAATGTTCTTATTCTGAAGATAAATTAAATATTGTATTTAATAAAAATCGAGATCGTTTAACATTAAATAATAATTATTTAGATCCTCAAGACTATATTCAATTATTCCCTTCTCATTGGACTACTAAATATCATGTAGATTCTACTATCACTGATGAAACTAATAGTGATCTAATGTTAAAACGTGAAGACAATATTACTAAATTGGATTGCCGTAAATCTAATTTAACATGTCCATTGTTCTTTAATAAAACTATTGAAGAAGTATTAGTGAATAAAATCTTCATCCCTTGGCGCTTGCCTATCTTTAGACGTCTTGTACAAGAAAATCAACGTAACAGTTATTATTATAAACCACTTATGGAAAATGGATTTACTAAATTCATCTTCGGTGATGATGCTGAAATTGTAGACTATAGCAATTATGCTTATGATATAATGAAAGAATCATCTAATTCTGGTGCTGATGCATTAGAAAATCATAAAGGCTATCGTTTTGATTCTACGCATCAACAAGAAATAAACAACTTTGTTAAAAATATACATGTTCATATTAAATCTAATCATCCTAAGATGAGTGATAAAGAATTCTTAAAATATCGTTTACCTTTATTCACTTTAGATGGTCGTCAGCGTTATAATTATTCTTTGAAAAAATGGCAATTATTAGAACAATATGATCCTGCAAATGATGCGACTCCGATGGAACAAATTTATCCTGAATTAAAAGATAAACTTGATCAATTGCTTGTTGTCGGCGAAATTGTAGATACAGATGCCGGTAGTTCTAGTAGTCCAGGTTAATAGGAAATATATAGCCCAATGACACTCATTAATTTTTTATTGTATTTAAATCATACTGTACCGGATGCAGTCGAACATTTTGTAATAGCATATGCTGTTATGTTTATACTCGTTATGTCTGATACAGTTATGAAATTATTTGCATTAACCATAACTAAATATTCCTTATGGCACTACAAAGCAATTATACAAGCTTTTTGGGGTGGTTGGGGCCAACAAAAATCAAGCCGCGTGTTTTATCGCGGCTTTGTTTTTAAGATATTTCAATACTCGATTGCCTGTTTAATAGCATTTGCACTCGACTGTGTAAGTATGCCTAAAGAATTACCGTATGCATTAAAACATACATTTAATTACATAGCTTTTATTATTTATTTCATAATCTTTTTAACCGAATTATTTTCGTTTAAAGAAAATTACGAATTAATTAAGTATAATAAATCGGTAACATCTAAGTTCGGTAAAGATTTATTAGAACATATCGATACTATCGATTTAAATTTAATTAAATTTAAACTCAATAATCATATTAAGGAAGATGACAAGGATGAGTAAGTTTTTCAAAATGATGTTATTTGAAAATGAACAATTAAGTTATACACGCGTTATTTCCTTTGTTATGTTACTATTATTAATCGGTGTAACTCTATATCTTGTAATTACAGGACATAGATGGGATCATTACGATACATTAGCTAGTTTGAGTGGTGGCGGTTCTGCTGCTACTCAAATTGCTAATAAATTTATTAATAGCAAATACAATTCTGCGCAAGGTACATATCAAGAAAAAAACGATGCAGAATAATATGTAATATAATATAAGTAATACAAATTATATTATATATGAAAGGATTAACTTAATGCGAAAATTTAAAGTTGAAAGTTTGAAGGTTAATATTATTAACGCTCTTCAACTTGATAAATTAATCCGTGATAATACGATTAATCGCAATCAAATTTATATTCAGTCATCTGAAGAATTTGTAGCCGATCATAACGATATTGTTAATCTTAAAGAAACTAAACAAGATAAATTAAGACCAGGTTCGACAATCACGATTAATAGTGATAACGTAATCGAAGCAAATATCGATTTAAGTCCTTATTATACTAAAACACAAGTAGCTAAATTATTTATGGGCCGTGACGAAACATATACTAAGGAAATTATCGATGAAAAGACTTCGAATATTGTTGCTGGCGATAATATTCTGGTTACTTGGGAAAACAATAAGAGAAAAATATCGTCTACGATTCAGTACCGTCAAAACAATAAATCAATGTCTATCGGTACTAATATTTTGGGCAGTGGCACTTCCGTTGGCGCTGGTTCTCAAGCAGTTGGTGAAAATTCTGTTGCTTTAGGTGCCGGTAGTTTGGCAGCATTACCTAATCAAGTAAGTATCGGTAACGAAACAGTTAAACGTGTTATTAGTAATGTAGCTAATGGTATTGAAACTAGCGATGCTGTTACTGTCGGTCAGCTAACTTCTAAAGTAAGTGAAATATTAAGTAAAATAAATAAAGTACAAGAACAAATATATCCTGTCGGTTCTATTTATATGAATGTGAATAATGTGAACCCGGTAGTATTATTTGGAGGTACTTGGGAAAAACTTCCGGCTGGACGAATGTTAGTCAACGAAGGCGACGGTTTTGCTTTGGGTTCTATTGGCGGCGAAAAAACACATCGTTTAAGCGATAGCGAAGTACCTGGCCATACTCATAATGTTAATACTAGTATTTCTGTACTAGGCGATCATTATCATGCATTTAGTACGTTGTATGATAACAACGGTGTTTTTCCTTCGGCAAATCCTAATCGTAATCCCGAGACCGGATTCCGTTTTAAGTCAGAGTCTAGATTAGCTAATTGGAACGGTTCTGGTCATGGTAACGATGTCGGATCTTCTCCGATCGGTACGAATACAGAATGGCACGCCGTAACATCTTTGGATAAAGCATACGGCAATAATCGTAATATTAATATTAACGTTAATACTTCATCTGTTGGCGGAGGTCAAGCACATAACAATATGCCGCCATATTTAACAGTTAATATGTGGAAACGAATTAGATAAAGGAAGTATTAAAAATATGTCTTATGAAGAACAATTAGCTCAAGTACGAGCTAATGTAATTAATAATATTTATCCAATCATTCAGCAACAAGGTTCTTCTAATCAAATGATCACATTACATTGGACAGCTGGTCATTACGATCAGTTGTTTGATGATTATCATATGTGTATCGATGGTAACGGTACTGTTCATATTATGAACGACTTAGACGCTTACGGTGCACATTGTTATCATGAAAATAGTAATAACTTCGGTATTGCTACTTGTTCTAATGTAAATGCATCGTTAAATGGCGATGGTTATATGGGTTATTCCACTTACGTACCAGGTCCAGAACCAGTTAATAGTTTACAGTTAGAAGCAATGGCTACATTAGTATACCTTTGTTGTGTGCAATGGAATATTCCGTTAAGTCAAGTATTTACTCATGGCGAACGTTGTTTACGTCGCCAAGATTTATACGATTATCCATCTGAACGTTGGGATCTCGATATTCTTGTTCCAGAATGTCATGTACGTAGCGAAGATGGTTTCTCGACAAGCGGTGGTAATTGGATACGGAATAGAGCAAAAGAAATTGCTTCTATGAATGGAGTTAATTATTTGTAGTTTTTAATCACCGCTTTAAGCAGCATAGCTGCGCGGTGGAAACTGGATTAGAAACCGAGCTAAAGAAATAGCTGCTATGAACGGTGTTAATTACCTATAATAATTAATTAAGACGGTCGAAAGGCCGTCTTTTTTATTGTAATATAATAATAGAATTTCTATTTATATTATTAAAAATAAAGGATATATAATATGTCTGATAATACAATTTATGATTATGACTTTTCGGTACATGAAACGGAACCGAAACGTGCCGATATGCTTAATGCTCTTAAAGCAAGAGTAAAAGCTTTGGATAAAGGTACGATTATTTCGTCCACGGACTATAACGACGATTCTCAATACGATGAAGATCGCGCGCTAAGTTCTTATTTATTATTTAAATTATTTCCGACTAAAGTTCATTTGCTTAAAAATCATTATACCAAAGAAGAAGTGGACGGCTTATTATCTGATCTAATTTCTAAATATTATTTAAAAAATGAAATCGATGATATGCTTAATGCTTTAAAAAACGAATTAAAAGCCAAAATGTTGACTGATGGTAATAATTTAAAGCAGGCATTAAATGCGCTTAAAACAGAATTAAATAAACATAGAACACAAGAAGTAATTGATCATCCTGATAATAGTATTACTGAAAGTAAAATTCGAGATAAAAATATCTCGAAAAGTAAACTTAATGACGCCCTACAGGCAGAGATCAATGGTAAAGCAAATAAAAATGGAGATACTTTTACTGGCGACGTAACATTTGATCAATATGTAAAATTTAAATCTATACGTCCAAACGGGACTGTAGAATATCATACGATGTTTGGTTCTTCTGGTAATAATCCAGATGGTCGTCGAAATTTTGATATTGGTAGTAATATTAATACTTATGCTACTGTATTATGCTGTAGAAATAATCCTGGCTGGTATAATTATTTAAACGAATATCATCGATTACTTATCGATCAAGACAGGATCGATTTAGAAAATAGAATCGGTAATATTGAATCTCGATTTAATACTAATAGTCAAAATGGTCTTCGCTATTTATGGAGCGGCAGTATTAGTAGCCGTCCAACTGAAAAAGTTAATATGAATCGTGGTGGACGAGGTGGTAGTAGACAACTCGATTCTTATAGAATTCTAGATTCATTACCTGATAATTGGACTAAAATGCATATTTATATTGGCATCGATGTACAAAGAGAATATCATGATCATGATAATGACGATATTTTTACTATAGGTAATTCTTGGAATTATACAGTAATTATTAAAAATGTTACAGAAAGTGTTGTTGTCGACGGTAATTATTTTAGAATTATAAACAATAAATTATATTTAACTCCAGGTAGAAATAATAACGGTATTTCTATTTGGGTTGAGTAATATTAACTCCCTAGTTATTGACTAGATAGTTTTTTTATTTTATACTTAATATAAAATGAGGAAAACACAAGTGAAATACTTCAGTAATATTTTTAATTTTGTTAATAATATATATTATATGTCTTTCGGTAAATATAATAAAGAATTCGTTTCGTTATTTATATTCTTAGTATTAGCTGAATATATGAGATATAAAAATATAATGCGTTTAGGATTTAATGTAGAATTCCGACGAGGAGATTATATTCATTATAATATTAAAGTGGATAAGCCGAACTGGATAGATTTACCGATGTTATATAATTTAATCTTCTATATATTAAATCATTATGGATTTAAAGAAGAAAATTATTATAATAAAATTAATGATTCATATGCTCATCCATTAATTTATCAGAATGATAATGGATTATATGAATTAGATCAAGCTGTATTTTTTAATTTAACAATGAAGGAGATTATAAAATGACACAACAAATTAAAATTGCAGAATATTTAAATTATTTATATACTTGTAAAAGAATATCGTCGGCAAATATTATAGCATTTTTAGTCGATATGTTTCATAAAGCAAAATACGGAGAATTTTTATTTTCTGATGTTAACTATAATCTTAATGAAATTAAAAGATTCCAGATGACAAAACCAGATCAATTAAGTGATTTAATGACTTCTTCTGATACAGCTGAAGAAATTTATGCATTAGTTGATGCCCATTGTAATATTAAAAATAAATTTTGGCAAATTGAAACATTCTTGGTCGAAGACAAAGATAAATTGTATACTCAAGATGATGCATATCGTATTTTTGTACAATATATTAAAGATTATATTCTATTCGATATTTTGCCATATGGTAAGAGATCCTTATGAACTATGTAGATTTCGAACAGTGTCGCAAACTAACGCTTGCCTTATATAAACAATTTGATATGTTCACAAAAGCCGAGTATGAACGAGCATTTGCTGTATCATTAGTTTATTATTTATTGTTATACGATAATGATTTAAATGGATTTGTTATCGTCGTTCGCGACCAGTATTCTTTTGTCGGCATTCAATCTGGCACTCATAAACTTATTAATTATAATCAGTTTTATAATATAACGCTTCGCCTATACGAAGCATATCGTAATAAAATGAGAAGTGTAGCGTGGGGTATGTTCGGCGCTCCCGAAGAACAAATATTTCAGCCACAAGAATTATTAGTAAAAGCACATAAAGGAGTACATCACAATTGCGCTCTGTAAAAACAGTATTCGACGGTCGAGAATTAGTATTTACATTATGTATGCAATACGATACATTAGAATATGTACATCACATATTGGCTCTTACGTTCGGCGCCTATTCATATTTAAACAAACGACAGCTTAGGAGCTTAACTTTACATATTAATTCTAATCAGGATTATTGGATCGATATTAATACGTATAAACCCGATGCAATTAATTATAAAAAGTTTTATTTAGTCGCTTTGGCAATAGCCGAGAAATTCAAAATTTACCGTGTACGAGCCGCTTATCGAGCTTTCGAAGTAGATACACTTACGTATCGTGAAATAAGCTCTGGCGCCATCAAAAAACGAGGAAAAGAAATAGTAAGAGATTTATTACCTTCTTATGTTTAGCATGAGAGGGTAATTTTTTTGGCTTGTTATATCGAATATATGTTTGCCATATAGGGCAAAATTTTTGGTGCGTATATTTTTCAGACTTGTTATTAATAAGGGAAGAAGAGAATAAGAGAGTACGATTTTTATTTATATATAGGTTAATGAATTATGTATAATTAATATTAATAAGAAGTGGATAAGGAAGAACACTGATTAGTAGATTGGTTTGTTATAAATAATTAGCTATAAAATGTAGAGAAAAATTTCCGCAATACTTAAATTTTAATGTAAAATTGTTTGATATGATTAGTATAGGTAGCGGAGAAATTTTTCCTATAGGAACGAAAAATTAGAAAATTTTTAGAGGGGGTAAGTGTTATTGATATAGAGTGAGTGGTGGCTAAAGTCCGCCCCCCCTACTTTGATTCTAGGTATTGATTGATCTAAGATTAGGGGCTATATCACATGGTCATCACGTATTTGATGACCTTCTTTTAATTATTCATGACGAGGAGGAAAAGATCATGAAAAAGAATTTATTAACAGTAGTATTAGCAGTAGCAGTATTAGGTGGAGCAACAATATATGTTGCAATGCCAACAACACCACATCACTATGAATTACATGTCGTAACTTACGGAGAAACAATGGAAAGCATTGTGAAGAATGCTAATCGAAACTCTGACGTTAATTATGACGTTAGAGATGCTATTGCAACAGCAGTAGCTGAAAGCAGTAAGATAGATGGTGGTGCAACATCTCGTTCTATTAAGCCAGGCGAGAAGGTAGCAGTACCTATCTATCGCCGCTAAAGCGTAAGTCCAGCTGTACGACTATAAACTATAGCAATATATATCATTTATTATATGTCATAGGAGGAAATATCATGACACATGTAGTATTTATCGAAGTATTAAATAATAATCAATTTAAAAAAGTGGTAACAACAAGTGAAAGAGCTGCAGATACATTCTGCAGAGATGCTACTGAATATTATAAACATAATAGTATTGAAACAGTTTATGTTGAGAATGAAGATAATCCAGATTTCTTTGAAGTACGCTCTTGTCGTAATGGCAAAACAATGGCTATTGCTGGACCAGAGCAATGCCAGTTATTCTGGCGCAAACATACGCTAATTAAAAAAGCTGTTGAGGAGGCTAATGGCGTTCCTCAGAAGCCTAAGGGACAAAAATTTGAATTCTACGCTGTAATTAGTGCCAAATTCACAGGTTTTGTTCGTACGTGGACAAAGTGCAAGGAGTTCACTAATGGTAAGTCTGCCAAGTATAAAGGCTTCAATTCCATTGAAGCTGCCAAAACTTGGATGCGTGAGAATCATGCCGCATCTAAGACGTTTGAATATATAACAAACTTAAAACAAATTAAATAATTTGTTATGTATATTGTCCAAAATGACGTTAAACTATTTTCATTTTAATATTCATAAGAGGAGGATAAAAATATGAGTATTAGAAATTTAAAATTAAAAATAGCTATTCAAGAAGCAACAAAGAATGTCTTTTATAATTACATGGAAGACTTGGGGGCATTGCAGCAGTTTGAAACTGCTAACGTGTCCTCATTTACATTCGAATTAAAAGGTAAAGCTAGAGTACCATTAGCTCATGTTAGTGTTTCTAGCTTACCAGTAAGTGGCATTATTGAAAGTAGCGATACCACAACAGCATCCATTGCTAATGGTGTCATCTGTTTAGATGGCCCTAGCAATGGGATTCGCTGGGAAAATAAGGTATATGTAAATACACCGAATTATATCCCAGGAATTGCAAAACTTGACTTCTCACATCTACAAGAAGTCCAGGATGTTATTGAAGTGCTAAAGATGACAAAGAAACACCCACTTCTTTGTTATTTAAATGCTCTTCAGCTATCGCCATCTATGATTCGTCAAATGATGATAGTAATGGTGTTTGAGTCTGAACGCGAGAAGTTTGAAGCTCGTGTACATGCGTTATGTGCTCAAGGGTTCTATGCTATTGCACTAAGTCCTGGCAAGGCACAAAAGCTCAATACCTATGTTGGGCTATTTGCAGCTCCAGCCAAAACCATAGGTATTGATTTATCTAAAAATTGTATTGCTATAGTTCCCAAATTGGATAGTACTGACTTTTGTAATTCTTATGATGGTATGGCATATCACAACCACGAATGGTTTTGCGATATGTATGGCATGCCATTCAATAAACCATCGTATCACCAAATGAGAATTACAGCTTTATCAATCAAAGTAGGTTCTCAACCGTTACATGGAAAATCCATGGAGGCTTGGAAACAAGCTTTCTTAGCCATGGAAAACGTAAAAGTTTATAGCATGGAAAATGGTGTTATCCATGCTGAACATTTTGCGGATTGTTATAAAAAAGGCAACTATAATGTTGCCATTTTTGGTAATCCAAACGGTAAACTTCTTGCCATTACCGATGAGAATGGCATGAAACGTGTGCCGGAATTAGCTCCATCTCAGAAAGCATGGAAATGGAGAATTCTACAATTCTTCCACGAAACAAAAGGAAGGATATCTACACAACATTGTCAATATATTGTATAGAGTATTGTTATTGTTCATAAAGGAGGAGAATATGAACAAGGATTTAAATAGAGCATATATTGCTCAAATAGCAAAAAAAGAAGTAACGGCTAAAATCAACGCTCACTTCAGTGGTAATTACCATGGAAGCGAAATAGATAGAGCTGTTGCTCTTATGCCAAGTATCTTAAAAGAAGATAAGCAAATTAGCATTTCTTTTATTAAGAGCATTGTAGATGCTCTTAATAAGATGATAAAAAATAGCAAATGGAATTCTAACTGTGGTAGTTTTATGGCTACTGCAGAAGTAGATCCTGTTCTTAAATTTTCTACGATACGCTTAATTGAGGAACATCAAATTGGTGTATCCAATAATAAATTTATCCGCATACTTAGAAAGTGCGGTTATCGTGCTGTAGATGTGACTGGAGAAGAAATATCTCCAGAAGTTAAGGAGATGATTATTAATACTAAATCTGATAAAGAATTGTTAAATTTAGTATTAAATCTTGAAGTGGGAATCAAAGCAGAAGGAATTAGGTTTCCACATGCTGGCGAATCATATAATACTGTAATTCGTCCAGCAGCATACTATATTAATCTATTAAGAGATAGATATAATATGTATATTAAAGATGCTATAAAATATTTAGCGTCTAAAGGCGTAAAACAAAATCTTGAAAAACTTGCTGAAGGTCTTGTTGATGCTGCAGCTGATGAATTGAAAATGATTCCTGTTAGTGGATTTATATGCACTGGTAGCGAATTATTTAAAATGTCTCAAGGCGGTTCCGATCATGACACAGATAAACATCTGTGGTTGGTAGGATCTGATGCTGATATGTATGATGGTAAGATCCATTATATGGTCGGCATCAAATCTGAGACTGCGACTCAAGGTTTACTTGAGGCCAACAGTTACGCTGAATTTATAGAGAGCGTATTCATATCAGGTTTAACTGATATGAACGTAGGGAAGTATGTTAATAAGTCTTCCCTGGTTTTAGAGATTGTTGGTGTTCGTCATACTGAAGTTTTTGCTAAATCTTGCAATATAGTTCGCAAGAATTTGGAACTAAAAATTGATATGTCTAAAACAGAATATCAACGTCATTTTAGTATTAAGAATATTCATGAAAATGAATGTTCCAATGATGTTATTATGGCTCTATATGAAGAATTTTTAAATTCTAATATGAGCAATAATTCAATTCTCAATTATTTTGTGGATATTTTAATAATAGCTCCTAGTTTGATCGGTCATATCATTGATATGGCAAAAGCTGGCCCTGGTACAGCATTTGATCCGATTGGAGAAATGTTGAAAGGTATCCATAGCATGCGTAGAAAACAATACGCATGTGTTGATTTTAACATTGATGATGGCACACTTACTTTAAGCAATGCTATTAGAACAGGTAGAGAATATTTAAGAGGAGAAGAATAATGAAAATTAATCAAAAGCAAAAAGAAATTAAAAGTTTGGGTATTTCTTCTGGATTGTATGAAATTCAAAATGAAGTAGCTGCAGTTGCATTAGAACAACTAAAGACTGCTGTATCTACTTACGGTATTAATTTAAAAAAAGAAACTAGTGAAGCAAAAGGTCTCACTGGTTATATTAATGAATTGATCGAAGATATTCGTAAGTCTTCGAATGAGAACATTAAGGGAGAGCTAATGAGCTCTCCTATGTCTAAAATTGCGAGCTATGTTCGCAATATGTTAATCTGGGGTATGAATATAAACCCAGATAAAATTAATGTATATGAAGCTGCTCGTGAAGCAGGCTTCATTTACGGATCTGTTTGTTTAAAGAAGGATCTCGTACATTATGCATGGGATCATGCTAGTGAAGAAAAACAAATAGAGTCTCTACGTGTAGTCGAAGTGACTCCACGTTTTAAGGGCGCTGCTGACGCCTATAAATCAGCAACAGGTTTAGATGATGAAGAAGGCGAATACGTCTTCTTTAACAAAGGTTTAAGCAGCGATGAATACTTGTTCTGTGATCCAACTGTAAATGGATCGTATGAATTATTTGTGCGTGAGAACGGTAGTCTTTATATTATTGTTACTCCACTCGATGGTATGGAATTACCATTACCAAAAAAACAATTATTATTGAAGTCTAATGACTTCACTAATGCTGCTTCTAAAGTAGCTGTAGCTCAAGGATTTAGAAAAGAATTAAATGAAGGAGAAGTCCTTCGCTATGAGGAATTTGTTTTAATGACTGGCTCTATAGCTAAAGGTATTAAAGCGAAAGGTTTAGATGGGAAAGCTCCTTCTGATGGCATTTATGTTAAATCTTTGAAAGGTAATGGATATGCCCAATTATGTGGTGTATCTATTACCAAAGAAATCCGTGAGATGATTACAAAGTCTTACGGATCTGTTAATATTAAAGTGCATATTGATAATATATGTTTTAATCAGTTTGCAAAAGGTATAACTGAAATTAAATCTGTGGGATTAATGCTTACAGTACTTGATTAAGTTACTTCCCCCTTCGGGGCAGTTCACAAGACAGTTTAATCTTTCTCTTAAAATCATGAGCCTTACAGTTTTTCTGCGAGGCTTATGATGCTTTAACTTATTTTATATATGTTTCTGGGCTCCGCCCCGAAATCTATTATGAGGGATTTTCCCTCTTTTATTATTTAATTATTATTAGTGAGCCGTACACTTTATTATAATACGGTAGAGGAGATTAATATGAAATTTGAATATGACGAAAACAAATATTGCGTTATTAACTTTTTAGGTGATGAAAAGTTATTAAATAGTCACGTATGGTATTATTTAGGCGAAACAAAAACACATGAGTATAAAGAACTCAGAGTGGATAAGGTGAAGGGCGACACAGTTCTTTGTTCTTATCGCGTCTACGACAGAAATATTAAAGATTTCGTAGACGTGCCTATGGAATATCCTATTCAAGATATCTGTCTATATAAATATATGGCAGTTAATCTTGAGTTTGATAAAGCAATGGATTCATTGGAGCCAGAAATGGCAGAATTCATTCGTTCTTTAGTCGAATCTAAAGAAGATACGGCTCGTTGTGCTGGTTATAATGGCTGTATCTAGTTTTATTTATAGGGCTTCGTTTATTGCGTAGCCCTAAATTTTTAATTTTTTGAAGGAGGCGATTTAATGCCTTTTAAGAATATAGAATTACGTCACGGAAGTAAATCTGATAAATTTACCTGGCGTATTATTATTCCTTCAAATAAGAAGGAAGCTTATCGACCTAAACTTTGTTGGGTTGATAAGAAACCGTTTGTTATCGGCGAAAAATTATATTTTCTGGTTATTCCAGAATATTTTTTAAAAGACGAGCGTATCTATTTAAGTTCGTCACGTTCTTGTCTTATTAAAGTCGCCCGTAAATATAGTTATTTTAGCGAAAACGATATCTTTTCGTTTGTATACGAAGGCACCGATATTCGTCACTACGTATAACCCTCCGGGACGAAATATTTTACGAGGATTTAGAAATGGATAGTATTCTCCTCTACTATTCGTTTCTAAATCTTATTTTTTTTATTTAATAAGTCCGTCGGCAGTCGCGAGACGTATTCGTCTTCTTTCGCTTTCGACATTGTATTACGCGTCGCTTCGTCTCTAGTCGTCCCCTTCGGGACTGCCTTCCTTTCTTTTATTCACGGTTTAATACTTTTATCTTATTTATTATAAATTTTATTTTTTTCTTGTGTATCGGGCGATCATACTACTAATTTTATTTAGTATGATTATATTAGCTCCGCTACGAAATTATTTTTGAGTATTATTTTATTTAGCTTATGGAGGAAAATGATATGCTAAAGAATCTTACACCGCATGAGGTGAAAATATTTAAATTAAATGGTACAGCTCCCGATTTAGATGTAGTTATAGAAGCTAATGAAGGAATGGTAGCAAGAGTATCTTGTGAGTATCAGAAAGTGGATAAACGGGTGGATGGCATCGATATGTATCGCACTGTTTTCGGCGAAGTTACCGGTCTACCTGAATATGAAGAAGGAGTTTATTTGTTAGTATCTACTATGGTACGTGAAGCCTTACCTTTGCGTAAGGATTTAGTTTCTCCTGGCCAATTACTTCGTGATGATGACGGTAACGTTATCGGTTGTCTTGGTCTTGTCGGGAATTTTTCTAATTAAGGAGGTATAATATGTTCGTTTATAAAGTAATAATATTTGATGATGATTTAAATACTAATATTATATCGTTTGGTGAAGATTTAAATGAAGCGCTTCAATATGCTAACGAATATAATAGCAAAATTAATTCATATAAAAGAGCTTTCGCTGTTAAATGTTTAAAAGATAAAATTAATTTAATTACGTTTTTTAAAGAAGGCCCTTTTATCGATTATGTTAGAAACGATGAATTTGACGATGTTAATGTAGCGAATCATATTGCAAGTAAAGGAAATCTTCCTTTAATTTATGTTGTAGCATAAGGAGATTATATTATGTTAGTTAAAACTTATCAACCTGTAGAAATGATGGATAAACTTGATTTATTATTTTGTCAATATGGCATGCGTGCTAATATTGATATGCATATTATAAATGGTAAAGTTAGCGTTAACGTAGTCGGTATCCCGTTCCATGAAAAAGAATCTTGGGATAGAACTATAAGAGAAATTATTCAAGAAGTTATAACAGAGTTAGCACAAGATAATGCTAAAACTTGTTTTGAATATGTATAGGAGGTTATTATTATGAAGTATTTAATATATGAATGCAGTTATAAAAACGGTAAATTCTATTATATAGGAGAAACCGAAGTGAATAAAGGGGAGGGAGATTTCCCTCGTAATGTTTTAGATTCCATCGGTATTAATAATGTTATTCTTAATACTATTACTATTGATTTAAATCCTGGCACGCTAGTGGGTTATCTTCTAGATAATTATGACGGTGAAGTATATATCTTCGAAGAAAACGAAGTACCTGGCTATGTTATCGAAAATTTAGATGGCCCGCGGACTATTCATTTGTATAAAGTAGATACCGATGAATTAATTTCTGTCGGGTACTGTGCTTCTATCGATGAAGCAGAACAAATGCTTGTTGTTTTACATAATACATTCGATAAACTAGGTATGGATAAACAAATTAAATGTTTATGTGTTCCTGTAAACCACAGCAAACCTTATCGACTAGTCGAAATATTTAACTTAATGGCTCCTGATGAAATTAAAGTTACTAATGTTATCCACTATGATAATGTAGAAGATGCTTTAAATGAAAAAGCTAGGATAGAATATGAAACTAGTAAATATCCTAGTACTGATGTTAATAGTTATTTTGTTATAAAAGGGTGAATAAAATGAGATTAGTTGTAGATGGGAATATTAATGCCGATACATGTAATGCATTCGGTATTTATATTCTAGAGAAAAATTTACCGGAAGAATATCGTCAACGCTTATATAATAAGTTATTTGCTCTATGTGAAAAAGAAGCAAAATTAGTATATAAACGTATGAAAATCGATATATGGTCTGAGCATTTTGCTCACGAAGTGGCCGAAAAAAAAGCTAAGATGTTATTCTTTAATAGTACATTAGCTAATATAATTTATGATACTATCAAGTTAAGAAAGAGAGTGAGGGAGATGGAAAGTGAATACATATAAGTTCTTTGGCGCCGTTAGTTTAGTTAAAACTTCTGAAGATATTTATCATGCTATCGATGAATTTATTATGGAAGATGATTTATGTCTCGCTAGCTTCCATCCTAAATTTATAAAAGTTAATGGTGCTACTGTCGCATATATTAATTCTATTATTAATATCGGAGATGAAAAAGAACCCATCTCTTATGAACGTCATCCTATCTACGTCTGTCTCGAATCTGACTACGATAAGGTAAAACATTTAGATGAATAGAGTTCTTCCTCCCCTCCGGGGCGAAATTTCTTATGAGCCGTTTCATTTTAATTTACGGCTTTGTACGTTTTTCAAGGAGGTTAAATATGAAAACTTACACTATTAATTACATGAATGTTATTACTAAAACAGAGCATCAAAATATCCATATGGCACTTGCACAATTTATGGCAGAAGTCATGGCTGGTGGCGATGGTATCGAGGTTCTTAGCTCTATTAGTGATGGCGAAAAAGAAGCACATGGTCTAACTGGATACTGGAATAATGGTATATTAGACTACAGTCGTCCATTTACTATTATTGAAGGGTAGGGGGCTTCGGCTACCTTATTTTTAAAAGGAGAAAATATTATGTTCGTAGAAATGTATTATTTGTACACTTTGATGAATACTGCCGGCGAATTTATTACGCTGAAGAGCAGTGAAAGTGTACAATCTGTAATGAGAGAGTACACTGATTATCTATTTATTAGTAGAGTGCCATGTGGGTACGATACTGTTTGTTCTGATTAAAGGAGATTATTATGAATACTTTACAACGAATTTATGAAGAAAGTCCTGTATTCTATTTTATGGCATTCTTTTGCTTTGGATTTACTATGACAACATTGCTTATCAAAGCATTAAAGAAATAGGCAAGCGAGGGCCCTTCGGGGCTCTCTTTTTCTTTTTTTATATTATCTTTTTGAGGAAGATAGTAGAGTCGGCCTTCGGCCGAGGGCTCCGCCCCGAAATTTTCTTTGAGCCTTTTTGATTTACGGCTCAGTACGTTATCGGCATGATGAGGATACTAGGTCTTTCTTACTCCTATAAGAACCCCATATGTAAACACTAACAACAACACTACATAAAAACACACAACGAATACTTTCTCTACGATTCATGTGGCCTAGTGTTCTCATCATGCCTGACAACAATCGTTTCATATTTCCTCCTCTCTAGCTTCCTGACTGTGCTGATAGCGGTCAGGGGGCGATATGTGTACGTAAGCTTGTCTTGCGTGCAGATATCGCTCGTAGAAAGGGCGAACTTTTTTGCAATCGTTTATTCACCGGTTAAACGATTTAAGGGTACAAATCCGGTACTATTTATTACAAAGGAGACTATCATGTCTAAAACAATTTTCATCAATACTATTATTTCCGCTACTAAGGAAGCAGTAGCAGTAGGTCACATGGCTTGGGGCAAAAAATCTGCCACAAAAGAAAATTTGGCCTATGAAGGTGACTTCATGGCTTCCGTATTGCACGTATTAAATCGTGTTATTCAAACTGGTATTGCTCGTCGTGATAGCTATGGTCATATGACTATGACTATCGAATTACCAGATTCTGTAGCTATTCGTGCTTACACTGTGATGGGTAAGGGTGCAAAAGGTGCTAAACAATCTTTCGATACCAAAGCTGTTGGTGTTGAATGTCGTGCACTAGAAAAAGCTCTTGCCGATGCTAAAGCATGTGACTTGGTACTTCGTTTGCAACGTCAATCTCAGGCTACTGCATTTAGCCTAGAAATCCCGGACGGCGTAGAAGTTAGTGAAGGCGAAGTGTTGCAATTCACAAATGGTGAAGCTCCTAATGGCGTTAAATTAGCGCATGGTCAACGCAGTAATTATGCGTATACTATTGGTGTACGTGGTGAAGAACTCGTAGCATTGCGTCCTATGGATAGCTCTGCTATGAAGACTTTGAATGCTTTCCGTAGTGGTGTGTGGAACTTAGTACGTCCTGTTGCACCTAAGAAAGTTGAAGAAGGTCAAGTATTTTAATAGAGGGGGTTCGTCCCCCTTTATATTTTATTAAGGAGGGTATATAAATAATGGACTCTATCACTATTAAAAATACAAATGTAAAAATCTTGTCTTATATTGAAGATAAGGTGAATAATGAATATGGTGGGACTGTGGAACGTATCGACGGAGGTCTTACTATTCAAATCTCTGAAGAAAAAACAGAGGAATTAATGTCGGCATATAAACTAGCGAAAGTTAACTATGCCGGTATTCAAGTTGTGAACTGGGGTGCCAAAAAAGTTGGTATCTTAGCTAACGCAACTAAATCTGTCGGCATCGGTGCAGTGAAGCTCGGTGCCAAAGGCCTTTTCGGTGGTTTAAAGAAAACTACTGAGTTAGCGATGGGTGCCGTGTCCGCAATTGCGGATGAAGCGCAAACATCTTATGCGGAGCTCAAGGCTAGCGAAGATTTACGCTCCCTTAAGAATAGCTTCGGCTCGCGAGGTGGGGTTAACAACGATGATATTATCGTTGTTAATAACGGCCCACAAGAGCCTACAGTGCCCCCTACTGGTGGTAATCAAGAAAATACCGAAGGTTAATTAATCTATATATTTAGTTAGGGACTCTTTGTAGTCTCTAGCTAAATATATATTTTTTTTAGTATATTATATATGCTTAGACATTTGATTGTAATGTAATTTCTGTTATATATACTTAGACTAAAGCATTATTTTTTTGTTTGTAGTTATAAACTAAATAATGTTTTCGTATAAGTATATATTTTGTGCCGGCAAGCTATATATTTTTAGCGATAGTATATTATTTTAACGTTGCGTTATCGAGCGCACTATATAAATGAATAAAAAGCGAGCGGAGCGAGCGTAAATATTTTTGTAGATAATAAGCCCGAGCGAAGCGAGGGCAAAGTATTTGATATGAAGATCATAAGCGAGCGAAGCGAGCGTAAATATATTTATAATAATAAACATGCCGAGCGAAGCGAGGCTAAAGTGTTTATATTATAGTATTAAGCGAAACGAACGGAGTGAGTGAGCGTATATATATTATATAAGTTTCTTTGATATCTTTCTTTATAAAAGAAAGTAGTTAGTGTTATTATATAGTATTATAAGCGAGCGAAGCAAGCGTAATGTATTATCTCTTTTGATTCTTTTCTTATGAGAAAAGAAGTTATTAGTTTGTATTGTATTAGTAGCGAACGAAGTGAAACGAAACGACCGCAGGGAGTGAGTGAACGAGTGAGCATTTAAACTCTTTGCTTCTTTCTTTAGAAAGATGATTAGATAAAATGTTTACATTTTACGGTAGTTTTTAGGTTAAGCATTTATGCTTAGTAAAAGATATAGTGTAGCGTAAGCGAATAAGTATTATATAGCGAGCGGTAGCGAGTGAATACAATACGCCGGTATTATCTTTATATTATATATATGTATATAAGTATTATTATATAGCGAAACGAAAGCGACCGTAAGGGAGCGAGTGTAGCGTATATTATAATAATAATATATTAAGTATTATATAAAGTTATTAAAGATAAATAGGGGCGAGTGGATAAAGAGGAGGAGAGGCGACGACTCAAGATCTGCGAGCCCTAATAAGCGATTTTTCCGGTTAAAATTTTCGAAATTCTTAATTCTGAAAATTTGAGGAAAAACCGCCCCCCGTATCCGATTTATAATTCGCTACACTTATTCATTGTTCATCTACTAGGCATTTTAAATTATAATCAGTCAATGCCGTAATTAAACTTATAATTAAATAAATTAATTATAATAATTATTATATATCTAAATTTATATATATGCGACTGAAAGCAAAGATATATAATCATATATAATAGTCCTGGGTCAAAATTAAAAATAGGTCTGCCTACTTTAATTCTTCTTAATTCTTTTAAAGAATAAGTTAATTAAATTATATTTAATTAATTTTAATTTATTATATTCGTAACGAAGCCTCTGGTCGAGAAGCGACGACACTTCAGTGGAGGAGCGACGAGATTATACTCAGTCGTTAGATTTAGTAAAGTCTAACCATATTAGTAGGAAGTAATTATATAGTTTTGGTTACCTACGTTATATATGTATATCTCTTATAGTTGTATAGTAGTGGATAAAAAGAATGACTATACGTATTATTTTAGGCGAGATGAGGAGACTTGGCGACGAGATAAAGCTAGAGTGGATAAAGTAAGGCGCAGAACAATCTAAGACTTACCCACTCTATATTAGATTTATATTATATTAATAATAAGTAGAATAAAGTCCTAAGGGACGACTTCGTCACGTTAAATCGTATACGATCCTTTTCGAGACCTCGCAGAAAATTTCTCAAGAAAGATTAACAGCATTTTAAAATGGGGTTACTTTGTTTATGATTTTATATTAACAAATAAAAAAGCTCCCACATATAGTGAGAGCGTTGATCAGAAGTCGTTGAACTTCGTTCAACGATATATTACACATATTATACTCATTTAGTGATACTAAACTTAAAAAAAATATATAAAATAAAAAAAGACAGGGTAGCTAATCCTGTCTAATTTTTATATATGTCGAAAGTATCTCGTCGGAAGTCGTTTGACTTCGTCAAACGATATATTACTCCAAAAATATTCGCTCTGCGTTAATTAAATTTAAATTTAATAAAAAAAATAATCGCCACGAATTATATATATTATTATATATAAAAAGTGACGATTATCTAAGAAGGAATTCAGAACGAAGTATTAAAATATGGAAAGTCGTTGAACTTCGTTCAACGAGTATATTACTCTATTTAGTATAGATCAGTGATGATTAAAGTTAAAATAATTAAATATACAAGATTTATGTATAGAGCCAAAAATAAGTAAAAATGAAGAATCCAGTATTCATGCGGTTTTATGATTTTTTGGTATTCCGGATAGTATAATAGGGAAACAAAAATGTTTATACATTTTTTGTATAAATATAAAATTATAGATTATTTGCTAAATAACCGTGACTGATTATAGCCGACTGGTAGTACTTCTTAAGAGATTCGGCGTAAAGTGGTTGCCCTTATGAACCTCGTTCACTTAACCTTATATTATAATATATAATATAATAATAAACAACAATACATATAATAAATTATCTTAAAAAACTACCGGTGTCTCCTCACGAGCGCGCATCTAGCGATACTTATTCATGTGCCAAGGCACATTCATGATGAATATTATATATATTTAAATTCTATAATGCCTCTAAAATTAAGAATTTGGTACCTAGAAGGAAGTTTAGGCGTTAGCCGGTATATTTATATTAGAAAGGTATGTTAATGGCTTTAAAAGATCAAAATTGGTTGCGACGACACCAGCATACCCTAGTATACCTTGGGGGTGGTGGGGGAGGAGCCCTGTGAAACACTCATCTCTTGTCTTATTTTTACTATTTTCCTTGTTTTTTAATTATTTTAAATATATTTATTTAAATATTATTTAATATCAAAAAGAAAATACAATATAAAAATTATGCTTGAATTTATTAAAAATAATGTAGAACACATTACTTATGTTATTTTATTTATTATGTTTTTATTGCTATATTATTATATTAAGAAAAAACATATTTTAAATTATTATCATTGTTTAAAAATAATAAGTTCATTTTATTTAAATAGAGGATATTCTTTATATATTGAACCAAATATTTTTAAAATGCATAGTAAATTTATTTATAAACAAACAATAACAAAAGAAAATGAATATCCAATTCGTACAATAAAGGCTTATGCAAATAAAAAATATATATTTTTTTCTATAAATGAAAAATATCCAGATTTAAATATTGATAAAACATATCATGAATTATTTCATAGATCCATAAAAAATGTATTTTATTATTCTACAAATAAAATGCCATTAGAAGCAATTTATGATTATTATAGTACACATGTCAATAAGTATATTATATATTCTTCTTATTATATGGAAATAAAATATCCTATTATTGATTCTATACTAGGTAAGATATTAATTAAAAATGATTTAGCTATTATTATTTCATTATTAATTTCTATATTAGGAGCATTGCCTATATTATTAAAAAGTATTATTAGTATTATAATTAATATTATTATATAAAGTATTATAAGTAAATAAAATTAAAGAAGGTGGATAAGGAAGTAAATTAACTATTATTAATTTGGCGCCCATCCATCTTTGATTTATATTAATAAAAAAAATTATAAAGGAGGACGAAGTGAAATTCCTACATGAAATTAAAAATTTAATTCAATTTTTATATTTAAAAAATAAACTCGACAAATTAATTATTAATTCTGAACCATTTGGTTATAGCGAAGCTGACGATAGAATTGTATTTGACAAAGAAGCATACGGAAAAGTATTAGCCAACCAAAGTACTACTAATCCTAATATATATGGTATTTTACATTTTTATATGACTCGAAAATATATATTATTACGATATAATTTTTCTTGTAATTTTAACGATAATACTATTCATCGTTATTTGATTGCAGAGCGACCTAATCTTAATAATTATAATTATATAAGAAAATTTAACGACCCATTACAAAATATGATTATTAATTTATATGTTAGAGAATCATCTTCTGGCGAATTAAAATATTTATATCGTAAATATAATAAATTATATAAAGTATTAGATTATATTATAGGTAAATTAGTGTAAGAAATTAATAAGAGTGGATAAGCGAGCACTTATGTATATATTTTATATTATAATATATTCGCTATCCACTATTTAACTATAAATTAATGATTAATAAAAAATTACAAAATAATTTTATAAATAACATCGACACTTTTATTTTTGATTATAATTGTCAAAGATTTGGTATATATTATTCTAACGTACTCGAAGATTATATTAGTATATCAAATCATATTGGAAAAATAGAATATAATCCATTGTCTAGTAAATTTCATTATGAAGAGGAAGATAAACAATATTTTAACTATTGTTATAATTTAATTAATATGTTTTATTTGGCTGCTTTATGGAAAGAATATTATAAATAAAAAGGAAAAATATCATGGAAAATTTTTTAATTAATGGTGAATATATTTTATTTGATGATGAAGAAGGTTTAATTGTTACAAATAAGAAAATTGTAATGATTGAAGGAGATGATATTCAAAAAGATTATCATTGTTATCCACTGTCTAGTATTATTAAATTTGTTATTACAACTTATCAATCTTATGAAGAATTAATTATTAAGTTAAACGATTTAACAATTACTATTAGTTCTGATACTTGTGATAAAATATCAGAAATTCATGAATGCATTTTGAATGCATAATAAAATAATATATTTTTTGATATTATGATTAATGAAAAATTAGCAAACTTATTAAAAGATATTCCTTACGGATTCTTTATATTATATTCTGATCACAAAAAAAGAATAGACGTTTTTAAACATAATCTAAATAATTTTATAACGATTACAAGAAAATTTGATGATTATTATATTCCTTTAACCAAATTAACTTATTTAGATTTTGAATTAATTAGAGTAGAATATATTGAACATAAATTTAAATTTTATAATATATATAATTTATTTTTATTAAGTTATTTATATGAGAAAAAATAAAATATTTAAATATTATTCAGGAAATTATAATTATTCAATACGATATCCTTTAACTAAAAAAGATAATATATTAATTCACAATATAATAGGTCAAGAAACAATATATGTATCTTTAATGAATGAACATAAAATAACTAAATTATTTACTTATTTTGTAGAGCATAGAAAAACTGTAGCATATAGTGAATATAAAAATATAAATTTTTATATATTTTATCTTTTTATGTTAAGTTTTTCAGTTAATGAAAATTATATTATTTAACGAAAGGAGAAAACGAAGTGGGAACATATTTAAATGTATGTAAACTATTAGAAAATTTAGATTGTTATAAATTTTTATTAGCAGAAGGCGAACAAGTTAAATTCGAATATGAAAATAATAATGGAAGTATCTTTGTCGTAACTGATCAAAGAATTATTTGTATTAATAAAAATAGTGATTCTTTAGATAATTATGTTATTGTCCCTTTAAGTAAAATTACTGGATTATTTTTACAAGTTAATGCAGATGCTATGAAATGCGATCTTAATTTTATTATTCCTGGTATTGAAAAAGCATCAGTTTCTTTATTTATTAGTAAAGAAAATTTAGAAGAACTAATTAAATATTTAAATAATAAAATTAATTAAAATGAGGCGTAAAAATCTTAATTGTAAATTATTAAAATATTTTTTAAAATTTCCAGTAGTAAATAGAATTTATTATGCTGTTAACAATAAAATATATTGTCTACGAGAAGATACTGATTATCGTTATATAGTATTATGTTCTAATGGAAATCATGTATATGATCGAGAAATGTTCTCTACGTTACATATATATTCTAATGAAGATATATACGATGAAAGAGATAATGAATATATTTTTAATTTATTCTTATTACATAGGTTATTTATATATTATTATGTATAAAAGTATTAAAAGATTATTAGTATATATTATAGTATGTATATGTAAAATGAAAGTGGATAAAGAAGAAGATATGGCGCCGGTTGGATATCTTACAAAATATGATATATGAGATCGAGCAGTATTAGAATTCTTAACCGATAAAATATTAAAATGACAAAACAAATAATTAATCAAAAATTATTAGAATTTTTTAAAGCAACGCCTCAGACATTTGAAATAATATATACTATAAATTGTAAAAATATGTATTTTATGAACGGTATTTAGGTACTCAAATTAAATTTTTTATCGATGAAAAAGAATACGATCATGTTGACATGGACGGAAGATGCTTTATATGTAAAACAAATAAATATATGTTTAATTTATATTTATTATTAAGAATATTTATTATATATGGTAGAATTGAACAGAAAAAAATTATCGAATAATATATTTGGCAGCAATACACATTCTAAAATTAAATATAAATTTAATAAAAATTATTCTGTTATGTATCATATTTTATATGAAGAAATAAAAATATATGATAACAATTATAATCAATATGGTACAATGTCTAAAAAGGGATATAAAAAACCTATCGGAGTTTTTGAAGCATATTTGATTAATTTATTTTTATTAACAAGAAAATATAGGTATGCAAAAAATTAATACAAAATTACTCGACATATTGTTTCTTAAATTTAAAAAAAATAAAATAAAATATAGATGTAAAAATGAACAATATACAATAGTAGAATTTGACAGTATAAAAAATTTTACTTTTACTAAAAAAATATGTAATACAGATATCGATCATTTAGCTTTTAATAGAAGAAAAACAATAATAATTAAAGATAAAACTTGTATATATCCACTTAATTTATATTTATTAAGTCGAGTATTTATATGAAAATTAAAGAAAATTATATATGGGAATATAGAAGATATTATTTTACTGATTATAAATTAAAATATTTTAATTCTAATAATTATAATTAGTATATTATAAAAAATAATTGTTATAAAGAAAATGAATTAAAATTTTGGTCTGATGGCTTTAATTATATATTCGGACTTGCAATACAAAATTTTTATACGATATTATGTTGTATGCCTGAGCATAGAGAAAAACAATCTAAATATTTAATATATATGTTTTTAGTATCATTTGCATATAAATTAGATAAAAACGAAGTCGATGATGATGAATATAATTATTATCATAGTGCATATCATGATTATAATAGTCGAGGATTAAATTGGTGAATAAACAGCGCGATTTATGTTCTAAATTATATAATATTTATAAAAGATGTAGATCTTATAATACAATAAAATATAATGCTTATAAAGTGCATGGTCTTTCTCCAAATCATTTTGTTAATATGGGACAGTGTCCTGATTATGTTTTTACTTCAATGGGCTATAATAACGATTTATTTTTATCGGCAGAATATGATGAAATTAATATTTGTACGATAGTTACGTTAAATGATCATAATTCTTGTCCACAATATGCTATATATTGTTTTAATTTATATATGCTTAGTACAATTTATGGATACAAAAAATAAAATAAATAATAAATTATATAATTATTATCAAAATAATCCCTTCAAAGGATCGATATATTTTCAAGCAAAATCTATTCAGAACTTTAAAAATAAAAATTGTTCTATCGATATAAAAACGAATGCTAGGTATTCATTTCATTGCATAAAATCTCAAAAAGATTTATCTTGTCATGTGTTGTATGGCGATTATAGCAATTTAATATATTCATTTAATTGGGATAATGAAAACAATTATTATGCTAAATATTGTTTACATATATTTAACTTATTATTATTATGTATGATATATAAAAAGGAAATATAATATGAAAAATATCAACCCAATTAATTTATTGTGGATAAGTGGAATTAGTATGATTGTATTTCATATTATGCTATTCTTATGCATGCTTGCATTTATGTTAATACTTGTAAGTATGATTCCATATATTGCAGAACATATTCCACAATTTTTAGTATTTGAATATAAATTATCAATAGCAATTATAACGTTATTTGTTGCTCTTATTTTATATACTGGATATAACGATTCGTATTTTGCATTTTTTAGAATTAAAAATGTTTTAAAAGAAATTGATCAATATAATAAATTATTTTATTCTTTAAATTTGCGCACAAAATATGTGAATAAAGAGCGAACAAATAAAATGGTCGATAATTATTTGTGGTGCTTAGAATTATATCGTGAATTCAATTTATTTCTATTTTTAAAATCTAATATATGTTTAGCTTATAAAATTGATTATACTAAAACTAAACGTCAAAAATTAGTATTTTATACTGATAACAATATAGAACAACATAATTTTAAAAGCCAATATGGCGTATATAAATTATATTCTAAAAGCAATAAGATAAAAGAAATGGATTCTAAATATAAGGTTAAAAATTTTAAAGAAGTGGTGCGTCTGTTCCTTATTCACATTTTATGTTTGGGCTATTTAAGAAATATTAGTTATAATAATATGTTACATTCTTTTGCTTTTAATTCAATTGCTATTATATTATTAACATTATTAATTGTAGGATTATAATGATTAACAGAAAAATTATTAATAAAAAAATAATTAATAATATTAAACAATATGCTTATTTTTCATATACAATAAATAAAAAAACAAAAGAACATTGGAGTATTATAAAGCTTACTAATGTTATTAGCATATATTGTTTTCATCCTATAAATGAATATTGGGCTAGTCAATTAATATTAAAAGATTTAAATATTTTATATTCATATGGTAAATCTAGAAAGAATAAAGATTGTATTGATTATATATATAGTTTATATATTATAAGTATATTATATAGAAAGTGAATAAAGAATGGACGAACGAATATTTGATTTTAAATTTACAAAATTTAATATAAAAAGATTTCAAAATGTCAAATGGTATGTTCATAGTTCTAAATTCTATGAAATTCATCAAGAAAGTCATTCGACTTTATTCACTTATAATCGTTATAGTCATATATTTTTTGTTTCTGAATTACATTTATCTATTGGAAAATATCGAGCATTAGATAAATATAATTATCGTCAAACTCAATATTTATATAAATTATTTATAGTGAGTAAATTATATGTGTAATATTTTTACATTTAAATATATCGATTTTGTGTCTAAAATAAAAGATTTTAATATTATTGATTATCAATATGATTCTAATGCTATTATTAGGCTAAATAAACTTAATAATAATATAATTATTTCTAATCGATTTAATAATAGCGCTTTTAATATTTCTATCTTAGACACTAAAATTAAAAAATTATATTATGGATCTTCTGGAGCAGATTTATTATTTAAACATATGTATAAATTATATATAATAAGTAAAATATATGATCAATAAAAAATTAAATAAAAAAGAAGTATACAGTTGTACATACAGAATGACTTATAATAGTGATTCAGTTATAAAAATGTATACTGATGATGACAATATAGTTATTTTAAATAATAACGATGATCTTCATTATATAGGTTTTGGCTTAAGAAATAAATGTGGAACTATTATTATTTTCTATAATAAAGGTATAAAAAACTATACTCATATTATAGAAAATTTATTCAATTTGTATGCAATTTTAGCTTATTTTAAACTAAATTTCTCGCTTTAAGGAATTTTTATGAATTAATAAATTTTAGGCGGTTTTTTATTAAAAAACGCAATTTAGTGTATTAATTTTTATTAAAATATGGTATAATTAAAGATTATGCATTTAGAAAAAATAAATTTTAAACATGTCTGAAAAGTTTTTTCTGATTGTAAAAATGAATATCGTATACGCTATATATTCGAGACCGATGAGAGACGACGATGGAGTATATATAAAGGTCCAGATTATATTAGTATATTCTTTGGTATCGGAAAAAATGAATTTTATCGTTCCAATTATGAAACTGGCGATAATAATATTAGATATTATAGACCACAAGGTAAAGCACTTTTCCGATATTTTTATAGTTTATTTTTTATGAGTATATTATATTATGGAAATAAATAGAAAATTATTAGATATATTTTGCCATACTCAGTTTGATTCTAAATTTAAATATAATTTTAGAGCTCATAGATCTATCGAAATGACCGAAAATATTAATAGCAAACAAATGTCGTTACGATATATAGTCGGAAGAAAACCTACATTATTTGCTAAAGTATTTATTCAATTAGATTCTATTATTGTTCGTAAAAGAATAATAAAGAATATATTTAAATATAAATATAATGTTATTAATATATATAATTTATATATATTATCTAGAGAATATATGAGGGTGAATAAATGAAGAAGCTGCGCGTTTATCTTAAATTATTCACTCCGTTTATTAATAATTCTAAATCTTGTTATATTATATATAATAATAATGATAATAGATTTATAATAAATTATAGTAATATTACAAAAAGAATAGATTTATATTGTAACATTATTAATGTAGATTTTAATCTTGCTTCTTTGAGTAAATATAAAAAATGGTATAAATTAAAAGCACATTGTTGCGAAGAAGATAATGCTTGTTATATATATAATTTATTTTTAATATCAAAATTATGGAACTTAAAATTAGTAAAAAATATAAATTAATTGAAGATATTCATTTAGCTAGCGGAATAAAATATTCTTTCTATAAGAAAATAGATTTCCCTTATATACATATTTTTAGAGGACTTACAGAATTTCAAATTACTAAAGTAAGATACCCATTAAATGTATTTTATCATTCATATGTAAATATTAATAATAAAAAAGTTAAATATGAAAATTTAAAATATAAAAATTATTTAGAATATCTATATTTTTTATTTTTTATTAGTAAAATTTATTGTAGCAATAAATATTCTCAATTATTTAAAAATTATGATATTTGAATTTAATTATTTAAAAAAATATAAAATAATTGATATATATTATTTATATCAATTATTTTATCCTTCTGACGATAAAATAGATGAAAAATATAAAATATCTATATCTAATTATTATAACAAAAATATATGTATAATACTAATTGAAAATTATGATCCAATTTTTGAATGTTCTATTTTAGATTTAAAACGTAACGAAATAAGAATTAGCGTCGATCGTAAACAAAGTTTTGATTATATATATCATTTATATATAGTATCTTATTGTTTTAACTTAGAAAGACTTTATAATTAAATGGATATATACAATTGTAATTTTAATAGTATTAAGCTTGGCGCGAATATAAAATATAATGTTTGTATTCATAATAGAATAATTCCATGGTATATAATAAAAAATACTGTTAATGTTATAGAAATATTAGCTTGTCGTAAATATAATAGTCTCAATAATTATTTTATCGATTTTGAATATAAGAGAATATACTCTAAAATAGATAATAATCATAATAAAGCTATATATTTATATAGATTATTTTATATTAATTGTATTTATAATAAATTAGATATAAGGAGGTGAATAAGTGGATAAGCGCGATGGAATAAATAGAAAAATAATGAAAAAATATTTAAAAGATTATTTTATATATAATATTAAATATAATGCTAATAGTAGAAATCCTATAAAAATTGAAAAAGATAGAGATTATTTTAGAGTTTTAGCAAAACGTTATGTTAATACAGGTATATTCGATAATTATTTTTCTTGTTTTTTATATTCTAATACTAGAAATTGGGATATGTATACTTTTAAATATGATTCTAAAAAATGCGCACATTTATTAAACTTATTCACCTTATCTAGTATATATTTACCTTATGATCAACGAACAAATTATCAATTATTTTAAATTTAGTAATAAAATTATTTATGATCTTAAATATAATAGTAATGATAAATTTTTATTTGTTCAAAAACAATATAATTTAGATATAATAAAATTGAATGTAACAAATAAAAATTTTAATGTAAAATTAAATATAGATTTTCATTATTTACAAACTTTTGATCGTAAATATTTTGAAATTAATAAACATCATTTAATTAATATGTATATGTATTTAAAAATATGTTATGATAAATTATAAATTAATAAAAAATTTTCAAAAATATAATAAAATTTATACTATTATATATAAAGATTATGATCTAACTATTGTAAGAGATGATGGTATAAATGGTTTATTCATCAATAGATTTATTGCTTTAAAAGAATATAAAATAGAATCATTTGCATATCTTGTTGATAATGAAGATTTTACTAAATTTAATTTCTCGAACAAAGAAGAAACTGAAAATATTAAATCAAAATTATATGTATATAGTTTATATTTATTAAGTAGAATTTATATATATTAAAGGAGAGAATATATTATGGAATTAAAAATTGTTGCATTCGATATTACAAATCTTAATAAAAATTTAGATTTATCTAAAATTGATAAAGATTATATTATCGATAATACATATTATCAACTTGATATTCTTGATAAATTAGAAAAATCAGAATATAAAGGGCCTAAAAATTATCATATATATGTTCTTACTTATGAAGGATCTGATGATTATATTTATTTAAAATCTTTTAATTATGAACCTATCACAGTGGATAAAGTTGAACTGGCTCCGCTCTTGGTATATGAAGCACAAGAATATAAAAATGGTGATTTCAAAGCTAAAAATATTTATCTAACATGTGATTCTAAAGATACGTTATTGGCATTAGATCTTCGTATTTATAGAGAAAAGAAAAGATTATCTGGTGTATTTACACAACCGACTGGATATCAACGAGACAATATCGGATTATTTATAAATTTAAATAATAAATGTAGAGATCTTGATGATAGATTTACTACTGAAGAATATAAAAAAGTTAAAAAAGAAATCATTAAGTTTAATAAACTTTTTGGTAATTTTATTTTAAATTTAGCTATTAGTCGATTAACTTTTGAATTTAATGATACTGTTGTAAATAGTGAATTTGTATATTAAAAGGAAAAATATCATGAAAGCATTATTAGTTGTATTATGTACTACATTAATGATTGTATGTGGTATTTTATCTAAATTATTGTGGATAACTATTACTATTGGATTTATTTTATATCTATTAAATATGTTTGATATCTCTGGCACTATTGTATTAAATTTATTTATCGGAAGTTTTGTATCGACTTTAATTACTATTTTAAGTTCTTTAGGGATTACTTATTTTGCAACATCTAAATAAAAAATTAATTGATCATTTTATTAATAGTTCTTTTAACAACAATATTTATATTTATAAAACTAAAAATGTTGTTTATTTTGTTAAAGAAATTAAACGTTGGAAAGAAATTGATTTACAGAAAAGAGAATCTAATGGTAATTATTTATTTATAGCTAGAATAGAAATTGATTCTAATAAAAAAGAAAATTATAATTTTGTAAGACAACGCCAATTTGAAAATAATATTAAATATGTTTTTAATTTAATTTTATTGAATAAAGTATATAAAAATGATTAGTAAAAAATTAATTAAAAGAAATTTTGAAGAATATAGTATGTTATATAAAATTAATAGGTATCGTTATCATATATGTATTTTAGAATTTAATTATATTTTTTGCTATAAATATACTGGAAAAACTAGAGATCTTGCGCCTATTTTTATTATAAAATTATTATTCAGAAGTAAAAATTATAAAATTTCATCTAATAAAGAAAAATATTCAAAAAATATAATTAACATGTTTTTATATTGTAAACTTATTAAAAATGAAAATTAAATTGATTAAATCTTTTTTAGATTTAAAACAAAATAAAATATGTTCATTAGAATATCCAATGAAAAATGATTGTATTAGAATTTTTGAGTCATTGAGCGCAAAAGGAATGATACATATATTTCAAGGTATAGAAAATTTAATGACTCCAGTATGTGTATTATATTTAAAAGAAAATTATATAGATACTATCTCATATTTAAATATAAATAAAAATATTGAATATATAATCAATTTATTTTTACTATATTATATAATTAAGGAATAATAATGTTTTGTAAAAAATTATATAATTATAAGTTTAATTCTCCCAGTTATTCAATTGATTATATATTTAGAAATAAAGAATATTCAATGCATCTTAAAGATAATATTTCTTTAAAATTTACTTGCTTATCTAGAGGTAAAAACCATATTTTAAAATTATGCATATATTTATTGAAAAATATTTAGGTAGATATAAAACAATAAATAATTTCGCTAGAAAAGTTAGACTTGTTTATTACATTACAAATTTATATATGTTAAGAATAACATATGAAAAAGGTGAATAATGGAATTAGTATATTTTGACATAACATTTATTAATAAAGAATATGTTATACCTAAAAAATTTAGGGATGAAGAACTTAAAAGAAAAAATTGTAAAAAATTTGCTATTACTTTTAAAGGATCAAAATTTTATCAATGGTTAACTGATGTTGAAGCAGAAGAAGTATCTAAAGAAAATGTTGTTATATCTCCTATTTTTATGTTGACTGCAAATAAATTAATGAGCAATAAATATAAAATTAATAAAATTATGACAACACTTAGCAGTCGTCATGAATATGCAAAATTTAAAGATTTAGTTGGAGATAAAGGTATATTATATATCGATACAATTAAATTCTCTTATAGTGATATTAATTATTATTTAAAAATTAATTTAAACGGTAAAGATTTTGGTTTATCTAATACTTCAACTTATGATCAAGAAAAATATGATCAAATTAAAAAGGCTATATCAGAAACTAATAATAAGTATAAAAATTTTAAAATTTATAAAATTTTAAAAGAAGTAGAAAAAGAATATAATAATACTGTTATTAGCGAAGAAATTATTTATTAAGGTAAATATTATGGATATGAAAATACTTAATATGTATTATACAAATTTAAAGAATAATATATTATCCTTAAAAGAAGAACTATTTGAAATGCTGTTCCTTAAAGAAGGATTAATCACTTATTCTGAAGATATTAATAATGATACACTTAAAGTATTAGTATATTTATATCAATTAATTTTGAATCACGAAACTGAACCGATCGAAATTTTTTATAAACTATTTGAAAAATTTGATCTTAATTTTAATGAATTACAAAATATTGTATCTGATTATAATTATGTTATTAAAAAAGGTAATACTAATATTTCAGTTACTAATATTGAAAATATTCAAATAATGTTAAATGATATTCAAATGAATTTTAGTATGTTAGGATATCAAGAATATTAAAGGCGTTCATAAAGGAGCGCATAAGGAAATTATTATGATTATCAAAAATTTAATTATACAAAATTTTTATGCCCTCATTATTACACAAGCTTGAGGACTTATTTTTGGTCCACTAATTCTTCTTGTTCCATTTTTTGGTTATAATAAACTTGGACCAGAAATATCTTCTGGGTTTATTATTTTCGCTATTATACTTATAATTTATTCATTAATTGATTTTTATACTTTTAAAAAAGAAGAACATTATTTTAGTAAAGATCAAAGTCGTAGATTTTCTAATAAAGATCGTGTAAAATATACAAAAGCAGATAAATTAGAAATTTATAATTCTGATGAAGATTATTTTCATAATAAATATTTTACTGAAGTTTATGAACTTGATGTCGATTACGATGAATTAACCGTTCAAGCTGTAGAAGAATACCAATGGGATATTCTTAATGCAGAACTTGTAAAAAACCGTTTTTATTATTTTACAATTTGTTGTTCATGTTTAACTGAACATTATATTGTCGATACATTTAATATTCGAGTTAATATTAATCCAAAAACAGCTTCTCAATATCAAATTTATAAAATTACTAAATTCGGTACAAGAATTTATATTTAAGGAAAAATTATGATTAATTTTTTTTAAATTAAATATAGAAGATAAAATTCTTGAAAATCAATATAATTTAAAAAATAAAAAAATAAGAATTATTTTAGTGTATGATCCTAAGAAAATTTATTTTGAAATAAATAATATTACAGATTTCAATGACAATAAAACAATTATGTTGTTACCTATATTTAATTTTGAAATTAAAGAGTACAATTTTGAACATAAATTTCTTACTAATGATATCGATCTATTATCTGTTGATAATAAAGAAATTCGAGTTATATATTTATTTAAAATGTTAACATATTCTTTATTCACTTATGATTAAAATTTTAATAAAATTAAAACAATATTGCGATACACATTATTCATATTTACGTTTTCCTATTTATTTAAACGATAAAATTAGATTTTATTCAGTATGTATGACTAATATATCTGGTAATAGTTTATCTATTAGGACTAATTACCGTTATATTGGCTATGGTTATAATAAAGAAGAACGAGATGTTGAAATATTTAATAATAATGTTTTAATTTCTCGACTAACATATCTAAGCAAATATACTAATAAATATTTAGTGAATAATAGAATTAAAAGTAAATATGAATATGTGTGTTGCTTATTGTATATGCAAAATATTATAAAAGGTGTACATGAAATTAGATAAATTAGTAAAAATACATAATTATCTTTATGATAATAATTATTCTTGTTCTTTATCATATCATTTTAATAAATATTGTTTAACTATCGATAAATATAATAGTTATTCTCCAATAGGTATGATATTAAATTTTGATCATTTAAAAAATAATATTTCTGAAGATTTTATGGTACCAGATAATAAAAAAATATTAGCCAATATGAAATTTTCATCATTAATAATAGATATTGTGCATAATAATAAAAAATTATTATCATATATACTTATGTTAATAATAATTCATAGCATAATAAATAATGATCGATATGAAAAATAATTATGGGAACTAGTATTTCAGTATTTAACAAAAAATTATTAATTGATCCAGAAAGAATTATAAATAATTATGAGATGAAATATGGAATAAAAGGGGAATATATGAATTGCTATAATATTAAGCAAGAATCAAGATTCCAAATTAGATTACTTATTCAACATCACATGCATTGTTTTTCTTATGGTAACAGAAATGAACACTATGTGTACGACGAACATGAAAATAATTATGTAGTTATTAATGCTAATGCTGTAACTATAAGTAAAATTTCTGGATATTATAAAAAAGTAGCAATAAATATATATCAATTATATGTTTGCTCATATTTATGGATATATTAATATTTTTTGCTCAATAGAGCGTATATATTTTAATGAGAACATATACGTTCTCTTAAACAAAAAAATGAAAAATCAATATGTAATAAAAAATAATAAATTTCTTAGTAGTAAACTTGAAGCTAATAGTGAAACTATTATATCTTATAAATTTAAATGTGTAGATTATGAAACTTATATTTGCTTGGGTAAATATATTGTTACTAGAGTTAAATTAAGTTCTGCTAAATTTAAAGATACTTCATATGGAAAAACTAATTGTAAATATTTAAATCTTAGAAAGAAAAAATTAATTAACTATATGCAATCTATGTTAATAGCTAATTATTTTTATAATATATATGAATAATAATATAAAATGGCTAATGATTATTAGCCAAGCATTTTCAAACTTAATATTTGGGTTTACAACACCAGTTATCCATATATATTTTATAAGTTTAGTTGAGCCGAGTATATATAGTTTAGCTAATTTTATAGAAGCTGCATTATCCGCCATTGTGAACAGTTTACTTAGTAATCAAAAATGGCGTCATTATTTTAAACAATTTGCATTATATTTTTTAGCATTAGATAGTATATTATATATTATTATAATATTTCTAGGTATAGATTATATTAATATTAGATTTATAGGATTAGCTGTTATTAATAGTTTATTATGCAATATATGATTTATAATGCTTAGCGATGCTTTGAATAAAAATATTTCTGGAGATACTCTTACTGATTTTAAAGTATCACAACGAAGTTGGATGCTATGGGGCAGCTTAATTGGATCTGGTATTGGTATATGGATTAATAATTCTATATCAGTAGAATTAGCTTTAATATTACAAGCAATATCTACTGTTGTTATTGCTATTTGTGATGGATATTCATTTGGCAAATTAAATGAAATTAAATAAAAAAATAAATAATTATCATATTAAATGGAATAAAACTATACGTTATAAATATTATAAAATTAATATTGTAAATTATTTTGGTATTTATAAACATGATTTATGTGTTGAAATTCGTGTTGACTATAATACTACAAGTATTAGTCATAAAATTAAATATAATAGTACAAAAGATAAAGATTATTATGCCATTGTAAATAAAAAAATTGTTAATACATATGAATATAATATATTATGTAACATGTTAACTTATATACATAATATTAATTTATTTAATTGTATATGTTTAGTGGATAATAACAAGGATCAATTGTATTATGGGCGTAGAAAGGAGAGGTAATTATGTTTGATAAAGAAATATTAAAATCTAAAATTGATCTTAAGAACCCAGGTCCAGCTATGGAATATTTAGATTCTACTATGTCATCTAAAGAAATATATGATTATTTAGAAAATTACATTAAAAATGCAGAAAATGAAATTGTTTATTTGCCAATTATTTTAAAATGTATAATTTTTATGCATATTATCGAACTTGAATGTGATATGCCTTATGCTATAAATGCAAATGAAAAATTAATTAATGAATTTATTCCTAGTAGTAAATATCAAACATCTTCAATTAAATTATATAATTTTTATAATAAAATAATTAAAAAGTATAATAAAAAAAATAAATTTTATACATATGCTGGTTTTATTTTTGATCACAAGTATGAATATTCAATAATTCCAAAAGATTATTGTATTATTTTAGCTGAAATTGATAACGATGAAAAAGTTAATTATAGTATGAAATGTGTTAAAGAGTTTGATAAAATTCCTACTATTAAAATTTTTAGCAAAGGAAGATAATTATGTTCGATAAAGAAGTATTAAAATCTAAAGTAAACCAAAATCTTCAATTTGCTCTGCAATATTTAAATTCTACAATGACTTCTGAGGAATTATATGATTACTTAGAAAATTATATCAAAAATGTAGAAGATAAAATTGTATATTTACCTATTCCTCCAAAATTTATAATTTTTATGCATATTATTGAGCTCGAATGTAACATGCCTTATACTATAAGTGCAGATAAAGAAATGGTTAATGAATTCATTCTTTTTGATGAAAATCATTCACATTCATTTAAATTATATGATTTTTATGATAAAACAATTAAAAAATATAACAAAAAAAATAAGTTTTTTACATATGTCGGAATTGTTCATGATCATAATGGATATTTAGTATATCCAACAGATGATTATATTTTTATGGCTACTATTGATAACAGCATTAAATTTAATTATAATATGGGATATATTGAAGATTCAAATAATTTACATCCTATTAAAATTTTTAGTGAAGAGGTGTAATTGTGTTAGAAAAATATTATCAAAAAACTATCAATTCTTTATTAGCTAATTTTAAACTAAGTAATGCTGAACCTCAATTTGAAGATGATTATCATTATGGAAATATTCCGTTTAAAGATATGGAATTTATTTATCAAGATCCAGTTACTATGGATTATAGAAAATGTAAAATTATTAACTACGAAGTTCAGTATGAAAATAATGGTATTGTTCAATTAGGCCTTAAAGATATTATTATTCAATTTAATGATGAGTCTATTACCAAAGCCTCTTCTAGTAATCTTTATTTAACTGAAGAATCCTTAGAAAAATATGGTTGGTAATTAGGTATGTATAATGAGGATTCTTATTAATAATAAAATATTAGATAAATTTGTATTTAATATTGGTATATATAGTATACAATATAATTTTTCTGATATTATATTTGTATCTGGACTAAGAAGACACCATGCTGAAATGATCACAGAATTATCTATTTACAAAGGAAACAAAGCATATTGTGATCAAAACTTAGGATTTAAAAAAATACAGATTGATTATTTATATAGATTTTGTCATACTATTACATTTGATTTAGATCTTTATAATAAAGAAAAAATTAATATGAATTTATCAGAATATATTTTTAATTTAATGGCAGAATCTTATCTATATAAATATGAAGATAAATTTAAAAATTGTAGATAATAATAAAAAATATCCTTTAAAGAGTATTTTTCAAAATATGTATGAATTTCAATATAATAGTTATATCGGAATAAACACGACAACAGATTTTGATTTATGTTTAAATAGAAATTTACATATTTGGATTATAAGTAATTCTAATGTTTCGAAATTATATCAATATGTTAATATAATAGATTCAGTTGCAATAATCATACATTCTGATATAAAATATATAACTAATGCTTTTAATCATAAAGATCATATTATATGGTTCTATAATCTTAGTATGTTTAATTTTGGTATATATCATGTTGCAGAGATTTGAAAATTTTAAAAAAAATAAAGATAAAAATATTAATAAAACTAGAGTCGAATATAATTTATATAATTTTAGTATTCAAACAATATATACTGGTCATCAATTTGAAAGTCTTATTAATATGTCTTTTATAAATATTATTAATTTTGAAAATCCAGAATCTGTATATACTAATTATGGTTGTGTAATATTTTATAAAAATAATAATATTAATCTTTGTAAATTAAATAATATTAAAAATTTTTTACAAGCATTAGCTTTAATATCTTATGTATATAATTTTAGAACAAAAAGTGAATAAGAACTTTGTGGATATTAAGCAGCTCCGCTCTCATGCTGTGCATGATTAGGCGCCTCCGGCGCGCACTTTGTGCGCCTAGGGAGCTCCGCTCCGAAAATCTCTTTGAACTCCTTTCGCTTCTGCTTTTTATGCACAATTGCTTAGTGTTTATTTATAAAATTTAAAATAATTATATGAAATCAGAATTTATACAAAATATTAATAATAAAATATTTAATATTATAAAAGACCAATTAATCGGAGAATTTATTAAATATAAATATAATGATACTATAATAGAATCTATTTTTAATTATGATTTATTTAAACGCAAAAATATTCCCGTTATATCATTATATGTGATCAATAAAAAATATGATTATGAAACAGAATATGAATGGAATTTCGATATAAATTATACTGAAGATTATAAAAATAAATATATGTATAAAGATTATTTTTATAATAATAATAGAAATTTTATATATTTAATAAATTTAAATTTAATATCTATAATTCTAAAAGGTGAATAAATGAGAGAATATGAACTTAAAAATAAAGGGCGCGCATTTTTCGATAAAATTGCTAAATCTAAAGTATTCGATGATTTAATGTTTGCTGTACATAAAACTAATGATTTTTTAGATTATGGTAACGGCATTTTAAAAGTTGCATATTATAATAAAGATATTATTTTTCAATATGATGAAAAATATGTTACAGAATCTTTAATCAAAAAATTAATTATTATCGTAGAAAATGAATAAGAAAAAAATATTAAAACGTTTAAATAAATATTCTTCATTTTTTGATATAGATTATAATTTTTCTAAAAATACAGGCATTTGTATATATGTTGATCATGATTATAATATTAATTTTAATTATGAATCAATAATATCTAAAAATTTATATTCTGATATTGATAAATATGGTATTTTTTGGATATCTAATAAAAAATATGTAACAAAAATAAATAAAATAAAAATTAAATATATTAAAGAATTATATATAATGACAATTTTATTTAAAAAACCTATTAAATTATGAATAATAAATTATTGAATATATTAAATTCAAATAAATTTAAATATGGTAAAATATTAGAATATAAATGCGGAAAATATATTGCTTTTGTAGATTCAAAAATATTTGCAGCTACTAATAATTCTTATTGGTTAGAGTTTGATTTTAGTGATTTTGATCATAATGAATATCATTATGATAATTGTTATGGCGATATAATTTTATATAATAAAAAATTTGAAACTAGAGAAAATTTTAATAAGATAGAATATATTGAAGAAATGGCAATATATTTAGTAGTTATATAAATATATAAAGGAAAATATATGAAAATATTAGATTATATTAGAGATATAATGTATTTTATTATTATGATAACTTGTGCAGTATGTGTTAATTTTTATATTTTAGATAATTGGCATACATACGATTTCTCTGGAAAATTATTTTTAACTTTTTGTTCAACAATTATAAACTTATGTGTAATGGGATATATTCTGACTTTATTATTTGATATTCGCTATAATTTAAGAATTAAAAAATGATTCAATTTGCGAATACTATAAAATTAAAAAAATTAATAAAGAAAACATATCATAATAAAATAAAATTATTTTATCAATATAAAGGTATGAAATTTTATATCGATATGAGTAAATATAAAAATTATATCAATGTTTATATGCATAATAACAAAGATTTAGAGCTTCCAGAATATTTAGAACTTTATTCTTCTAGTATAAATATGAATGGCTTTAGAAAAAATACTAAATCTAAAAATAATAACTCTATAAGTTTATATAATTATACTGTTATGATGTTTTCATATTTAGTTCTTATGAAAAATGAAAGTAAAAATAAATTATTTATAAAAAAATTTAGGAAGTGAATAATATAACAGCATTAATAAGAAATTTATTTTGTTTTATTTTTATGATAATTTTAAGTATATTCGGATATTATTATGCACAAGAAAATTGGACTACATTTGATTTTTATGGACAATTAACAATAATTATTGGTATAATATTTGCCATGATTGTTCTTAGTGCTTATTTATTTGCTATTATATGTGAAACTTATTATTTTTTAAAATATAGGTTATAAAAATGATTGATTTAAGAATACATCCAAATTTCTTTATTTATGCAATGAATAAATTAATTCCAGATTATCAATTTACTTATGAACACAAAGGTGAAGATTATTTAATTTATGTAGAAGAACTTGAATATGATGATTATTCTAAATATAAAGTTCAAGTTATTAATCGCATAACTAAAGAAGAATTTCAATTTAATATTGGATTTTCAGAAGATAATACTTGGATTTGGGAAAACGATAACGAACAGAATATGATCAAATATTCTATTCATTTTACATATCTTATTAATCATTTATTACAAAATTATTATTCTATTTATTATGAGGAATAAAAAATGTTATATAAAGATATGTCAAAACAGCATCGAATTAACTTATTAAAAAAGTTATTCGTGAAGAAAATCATTTCCATGAAGAAGAATCTTATTGGAAAAAACATTTAAGTCATAGAGTATTTCAAGTATATTCTGCACTTAGCGAAACTGAATTATATAATATTTATATGTATTTCTTAGCAGAATATGAATCTGCTCAATTAAATCCTGTTGAATTTGAAAATACTTGGGCCATTGAAAATGGATACTAATATTAAAAATTTATTGATAAAATTATTAAAACTTAAATGTAGAATAAATTATAAATATCCTTATGAAGGTTATTATTATAATTTAAAATATTATGATCATAGTCAAGATTTTTTAAATGGTATTCCTCAAGGTCAACATGATAAAGACTTGAGAGTATGGTTTGGACCTAGTGGTAACGAAGTTTTTGATTTAAAACCATTAGAAACTAGTTTATTTTGTTTACATAACGGTTTTCTTAATAATAATGAATTTATTGAAAAATTAAAAACAAACTATGAAGACAAAATAAATTATATTGATATTTTGGGGATATTTTGTTTGTTTAATAATGAGTAATAAATTATTTAAAAAAATAAAAGAAAAAGAAATAAAAAATAAAAGACCGTATTTAGAAGTTAGATCGTTAAAATATAATATAAATATAGATAGTTATTTTAAAGTTTGTTATACTTATAGTTGTGGAAAAACTAACGGTCAAGCTCATATTATTATAGATACTACTGATTTATTATATGATCATTTTAAAGAATTAAAAAATGCTCGATATTATTTTAGTTATCAACATATATTTGTTCGTGGTGTAAAATTTCAAGATTATCATAAAAATCTTAAGTATATAACAGATATAGCTATTTTAAATTTATTATATAAGGAGGTCGATCTTTTTGATTAATATTGGCGACTTATTAATTAATAAAGAAACTCAGGAAAATTATGTTGTTTTGAGTATAGTTAATTCTCATCCTGAAGAAATTATTATTAATATATTAAATTTAAAAACATTGGAAATTCAATATATTAGTGGCTTTGGTGATTCTGTTTTATCTTCTTATAATCTTTGTATTATTGGTAATGTAAAAGAAGATTATAATCAATTTATTAATAAATGTAAAATTATTTCTTCTGAATATTTACATAAAGCAAAAGTGGATAAAGGGATTCAAGATTTATTACCAATTGCTTTTAGTTATTTAAATAAAAGATTTGTTCAAGATAATGGCGCAGAATTTATTCCAGAAAGAATTGTTCTTAGACCAAAATATGAAGACAACATAAATATAGAAGAAATGGTCTTGTTATCTGGCGATCAAAATTATACTAATGGTAAAACTTCAATTATTGTATCATTAGACTATTTGCATGAATATTGGCAAATTTCATGAAAAAATATATAGAAAATATTTTATCAAGAAATTCAATTGATAGTATAGATGATTTTCATAATGAAAAATATAATGATATTAGTTTTTCTTTTGATTTCGTTATATTTTTTGAATATCATATATATTTAAATAAAAAATCTGGAACTGATAATATATTAAAACTTTCTAAAAATTTTTATATTTATTATTCATGTGATTTTCGTCAATATAAAATAGAAAGAAATAAAAAACTAATTTATTATTTAATGTTATTATCTATATATAAATATCTTAATTATTAAGGAAATAAAATGATTACTATCAATAGAAAATTCGATATTCTATTTAATAAAATATCTGAAATGTTTAAAAATATATCTCAAGGTACATTTTATAAGATTTCTGATGCCTTTATAAAGAAAATGAGTTTTTATTCTAATAATGGAATTATCACTATTAGATTTATAGTTGAACCCGAAGAATATGAATCATATACACTATATACTACATTAATACAAAAAGAAAATAACGGTGAATTATATTTTCAATTCTATTATTCAGACAAAGAAAAAGCTGAATTATGTAAATTAAAACAAAATGTTGTATTAGAATTATGTAGAATGTTTACTTCTTAAATTAGAAAGGTGAATAAAAATGGAATGTGCTGCAAATTTTATTTATATTTTCGCATCATTTTTCGCACTCAAAGTAATTTATGATGTCATCTTCGGTCATTAATTATTTTAATTCAGAAAAATTTAATTTTAGGGATATTCAATTATCTAGTACTTATAACAATATTTATGTCGATATTTATCGTTTTGATAATGAAATAATAGTATTTTCTTTGGAAAATTATGAAGAACAAGGATCTACATGTATTGACTCTATTGATGATATTGCTGTATGGGTTCCTTATAATTATCAAACAAAAATAAAAGGTTTCAAAGAAATAGTTTATTGGAACGCAATATTGTTATATTATTATCAAAATATATATTGGAAATTTATATATGGAAGAATATAAATATTTTAATAAAGTCTTTAATATTATAAACAAACATACAATAAATACTCAAAGTATTTATTTTATTTATAACAATATCATTATAAATTCATATTTATCTTCAATCGATTCACATTTAGATTCAATATCTCCTGTAAATAATAATTTTATTTATATAAATAAGAAAACTTCTTATTATTATGATGCTAAAAAAGATGGAATATTTTTAAATGATGATAAAATATTTTTATCTATTGAGTGTAGAATTCAAACAAAAAAGGATACTTTGAATAATATTGTAAAAAGTGGTTTACATATATATAATATGTCAATTTGTTGTATGTTAATGAGAAATAAAATATTTAATAAAATATTATGAGCTATACAAAAGAATTATTAAATGATAAAATATGGAATTCTATTGATAAACACTATGAAGATTGGTTTCAAATTAAATATAAAGATTATGTAAGTATTATTATTGAAATTAGTCAATGTGATTATTTAGAAATTAATTTCGATAATTGTGGCGATTCTTTTGATATTTATAATCATATTCAATATGAAGATGTTATTATATATGTCGATAATATTTTTAAAGAAGATTATCGTAACGTAGAAAATTATCTTGTTTATATAGCATCTTTATCTAGTTTTACAGGAATATATATATGATATATTGTAAAAATTTATTAAATAATAAGTTATTTAATCCCTTGTGGGATGGTTATATTAAATGTATACATGGTAAAAGATATAATAAAGATTTATACTATAATAATCAAAAAGATATTAGTATCGAAATAGAAATAGATTATGAATATTCTGAAATTATAATATTATTCGATCAATATGTAAGAGATGGTATTAGAATTAAAACAGAAAATAATATTTATGAAGGTATAGTTATTTCAATTAATGAAAGTGAAAAATATAATCTTGTAAATTCAGTAGATAAAGCATGGTATGTGGCGACACTTATTACTTATTCAATTATAAAATCATGGAACAATTAGCTAAATTAATAGATCAAACTATAGAAAAGAATAAAAATCTTCATTTTACTGAAAGTTACTGGACTCATTATAATATAACTAGAAATATAGCTGTACATATAACTTCAAAATCTAAATTAGCAAATTTTAGTAAAAAATTAGATTGTTTATTATCTTACTATGATCATACTATTAATCATGATTATGGATATATGGGTTATTCTAATGGATCTTTTAACAATACATATTCATGGGAAATCGAATTCGATATTATTGCTGTCGATATGAGAAAAAATAGTGTCGATTACTATGATAAACGATTTGCATATTTATCTTTATTAACTTTTTATCATCAATGTTTTCAGGAGTGGCTACATCAACTACCATCATCTAACGCTTTAAGCGTTTAAAATGAGGTTTGTAAGTCGAAACTACATAGGTATTAACAACATTAAAAAATGTTTTCCTAAAATCGCCTACATTATCGGGTGGTTGATAACACCCGCTTTACTAAGGAGTTTACTCCGAAGTAATTAATATTTTTTCAAATCGAGGGTTATTATTTCCAGAAATCCACATAGTACCAAGAAGTTGAATATTCATAGCACCAATACGATCATCGTTAGATTTGTATCCACATTGACAACTGTATAAATGTTTATAATGATCACGATTTTCTTTGTGAATAGTTCCGCATTTAGGACAACGCTGTGAAGTGTATGTCGCAGACACTTTTAAAACTTTAGAACGGTTTTCATAAGCTTTATATGTTAAAAACTGTTCTAGTTGGTAAAAAGCCCAACTTCTTAAATTATAGTTTTGTTTCTTGGTGTAAAACAAATTATTTTTTTCAAAGCTTACGCCAGTTAAATCTTCTAGTACGAAAAGTGTATCTTTGCCATATGCTTTAACGAGTGTCTTAGAAATCTGATGATTTACATCAGTCATCCAATGGTTCTCTCGTCCAGAAATAGCTTTAAGTTTACGTTTTGCAGATTTAGTGCCTTTAGATTGAAGTTGTCTGCGAACTTCTTGGAATTTATGACGTTTAGTTGCAATCTTTTTACCAGAAATAAAATTAGTTTTTCCCTGCTCATCATAGCTAACAGTAAGGAAACGAAGTCCTCTATCAATACCTACAACATGGCGCACGTTTTCCTTTTCAAAACTATCAATGGCTTTTGTTATAGAAATATGTAAATACCATAATCCTTTTAATTCAATAAGTTTTGCTGTACCAAATTCATAAGAGCCATCAAAATATTTAGTAAAATGCTTTTTGTAAAAATTACATTTAATTCTTTTATTAAGAGTATTAATGGATATAATTTGCCCATTATTAATAAAACTATAATCACGATTACGAACCAAATCAACCTGAGGACGGCTAAAAAATATTGGCTTATATAACCATTCTAAAGTTTTATGAACATAATGCCAATTATTTTTTTCATCTTTATATCTATAAGGTTTTTGTAATAATTGCGTTTTAACTATTTTATAATTTGTAATAGTTGTTCTAATAGCAGACTGAGCTAATTGAGATTTTAAATTAAATAAATTGCGAAGATCACTATATAATCTTTTATTAAGATTATGATAAGCTAAATCAAAATTATTATTAAAAATATGTTGAGAAACAAAATTACAAGCTTGACGATACTGTTCACTCATTTGACGAAATAATATTTCTTGTTCTTGAGTAACGTTTAAATGAAGTTTTATTGTTTTAGTTAAGTTGAACATTTTTTCACCTACCTTTCTAATATATATATTATTTCATTAAAATTATTATATTATAATTTTTATTGAAAAATTATTATTTATTATTAAAAGGATAAAATAAATATTTTTTTAATTTAAAAAAATAGAATCTTTTATTTACGATATATGAAAAATTATAAACGATATTTCTATGATAGATTCCTGAAAATGGAAAAAATAGATAAACTTAAAGATACTAATTTACATATAAATATGAATTGTAATCGAGAAGATATGATAATTTTTTATCGTTTTAATAATCGTTTTATTTTAAATTATAAAAATAAAATTATATTTGAAAAAGGTCTTAACGATCATTTAATCGATAAAAAATATTCTTATTTTATTTTAATGGTTAAAATGTTGTCAACTTGGAGACAATATGTGCGAAACGAAACAAAACGGAGAGCTCGACAGAGACGTGCATTACGAGAAGCCTCTGTCGAAGCTTAAATCATTACATTATAGAATATTAAATATATTAAAACAAATGAGTTATAATATACAATATGAAGATATTCATATTAAATTTTATTATAATAATTTAATGCTCGGTATGATAATCACCGATAAAGTTTTTAAATACTGTCATTTCGGTGATTTTTTATATTCTATTGAAGTAAGTAATGATATTATAAATAGATATAATTCTGTATTTAATTATAGTGATTTTGAATGTAGAGTTATGTTTATTTGCGAACTAATTCTATATTCGGGAATGATACATGAAAGTATTACAACTACAAAATAATCAATATCTTGTCTTTATGAACGATCGAGTTATTTTCCAGAGTTATCAAACTATTATTGCTTATTATGATAAAAAAGAAAATAAAATCTATAAAGATAAGACTTTTTATAGTCGAACGACTAGTAAATATTTCGGTAAATTTATGAGAATGTGTCCACCTTCGGCTATTATTGAATTAGTCGATCCATTCGAAACAGAACATGAAAAAAATAATAGTTTCACTTTTAAAGAAATTAAAGCATAAATATTATTCTTGGAAATATAAAAAAGAAATTACTAAAAATAATTTATATATATCTAAAAGAATTTTAGTTTATGTTGTATGGTTAAAATATTTAAATACATCAGATATTGGTATGTTTATTACTAGTAGAAAATACGAAGTATTTGATATATATGTATTAATAAGTACTGCTGGTCCTTATAATCCTGATGGCGAAAGAAACAGTATTATCGAAGTAATTAATAGATTACGTAGCGAACAAAATTATTTTATATCGGCAGTTGTTAATAATGGTGACGATCATAAATTAAATTATGATTATTATAAAAATAATTTATATTGTGAAGGTAAGAAATCTTATATAAGTTATCAATTACTTATTTCATACTATATTATGATAAATTATTATTTTAAAATATATAAACGAATAAATGAAAAAGAAATCTAAAGAAAAAGAATATTTATATGGCTATCTTGATTATGTAATGAATAGATTCGATACTGAATTTGTTGATTATGAAAATGAATTTTCTTATATTCTTAATGATAAATTCTTTAAAATCGTAATATTATATGAAGATATATTTGCCGATATTACATTTCTTGATATAATGTTATCATATAATGTTTATTACTATCAAGATTTAGCAGAAGAACTTGGTACAGAACAAGATATTGTTATGTGGCCATTAGTATTAATTACTCAAACTTTATTTTGGAGGTGAATAAATGAGAAAGAAATTCTTCGGCGCCTTAATTGGCGTTTTTTATTTAAATGGGCTTATTCTTCCATTGTCTTTATTAACAATGAATATTCATGATATTTATATTGTTAGTATGGTAATAGGTTCACTTTTTATTTCTACATTAACTGCAATTATTCTTATTTTAACAGGATTCTTTAAAGTTGGTGAATAATATGGACATTAAATTTATTGGTGCTATTATTATGAAAACATTTTTATTAAATGGTATGATTACACCATTATTATTTTTATTTAATAAAAAAGCATCTGAAAATTCAATAAAAACTATTGGTCTATCTTTTTTATTATCTTTAATTTTAGCGTTTTTATTAATTTATGTTAAATTTATTACATATTAATCATGATGATACCAAATCATAAGCTAGAATATATTTATAAAATAATTATTAATTATTTATTTTTATTACAAAATAAACAAGGATATTTTGATAGTTTATTTATCGATACCAAATTATTTACAGTCGGGATTTATCCCGATAATTATGCTGAAAAACTAGAGATAACATTAACATTTAAAAAAGAATATAAAGATATATGGTATTTCAATTTTTTATATCGCGGACAAAATGTAATTATTGAAAATAATTCTAAAAATTATAATGTATCATATTATGATGCTATTAATGCATTATATACTGTATTAATATTGTGGACTGGTTGTATTAATAAAAACAAAACAAATAAAACTATGGATTTTATTATTGAAGTCGATGAATATTAAAGGAGGAATTTATTATGGGTATGACTGATGAAATTATTGCTAAATTAAAATCGATTGGATATAAAAAAGCAGGAGTTCATAAGGATTATATTATTGTAGTGGATAATGGCGATAAACTGCGTGGCTTAGATTCTGGGAATCTAACTATTTTTAATAAAGAAACTGGCGATGAATTATATTTCTTTGGTATTGAATATCCTGGTAAAGATATCCAGTCTAAAGGTATTTATAATTATAAACGCAAAAAATTTATTAACAACGTCGATTTAGAATTTTTGTATAATTTAGTGATGGCATGGAACTGGGCATAAAAAAAGAACTTAGAATTCTCGGTATTCTAGCTTCTCATGATGAGTTTAATGATTTTACCTACGAAGTCGGTACTTATCTTTTAAAAATAAAAGAAAATAGAAACCGAAATTTTAATATCGAAATTATTTGGAATGAATTTAAAGTAGTCGATATCGTTATCGATTTTGTTTTTCCTGAAAATAAATCTATATATACTTTTAATTATAATAAAATGGAATTTACAAAAGACGAGGCTTGCGATATTTTACTCGATCTTTTGTTGAATTATATTCAAAAGGATTTAAAATGAAAGATGATCTTTTAAAATTAATCAATGTTATAGATAATAATATTTATATTAATACTTCTGGATCTTATGCTGAAGGTTATACCGATGCTTTAAGCATGATAACTCAAGCATTACAAGATATTATTGAAAAAGATTTTGATCCTTATGAATGGGAAACAATAATTTCTAAACAAATTGAACCTTATGCAAAATGAAGATAAAGCAATATATAATGCAATTCAATTTTTATTTAAATTAAATCAAAAATATACTGAATTATCTTATACTGATAAAAAATATGCTTTTTTAATTGAAAAAAGTTATGGATATATTAGATTATATTTATATAAAGTTACACCTGTTGGAATTTGGGATAACTCTAAAGTTAATCAAATTCAATTTGGTATAAAATTAAAAAATAATGAATTAATATATTTAGACAATAATGATTTTGCAATGATTCCGAGAAGGATTCCAGAAAATAGAAATTTGTTGTATAATATATTATATAAGTTTATAAATTTAGATTTTCTGGAGGGAATTTTTAATGATTGGTCAAATTAAAATCACCGGTAATCAATCTAGTTTATTCGCATTAAAAAATGCTGAATTAAAAAATAATATATTTGCCGGTACTTGTGCGCTTAAAAATGTAATTTCAACAGCCAAACAATTAATGCTTAATATCGAAACACAATACGAATTAAATACTGTATATCTTACTAATATTAGCGATAAATATCATGTCGATATTGAATATACTTTAAGCGATCACAATAAAAATACTAAGTATTCTGGTATCGTAGTTTATGATAAATATGCTCAACATTTGGGTCATCGAAGTGATTTGTTATGATTAACCGAAAGCTATATGATTTAATTTATAATTCTAAAAACGATATTTTTTACAGAAATCTTATAATATCTTCTGGTAATTCTCATAATTTAGTATTTAAGCATCATATTAATCGTTCTATAACGATAGAAGCTATATTTGGTGAAACTAATTTTAATGCTAAATTTAATTCTTATGAACAATTAAGATTACAATTTGATAAGAAAAAAGATTTTGCAATGTTAACGTTTTTAACATTAATGTTTATTATGTCTAGAAAATTTGGTTCTACAGAAAGATTATGCTGTAAATATTTAGATAATTATCCTGTGCAAGAAAATCAAGAAAACGTTAATACTAGACGAATAACTGTAGATTTAGTAGATACTATTCGTAATTCTGTTCTGGGTAATATACAACCAAATTATATACGTAGCGAAGCATTGACTACAATAAGTAGCGAAAGAGTAAATAGAATGGAATCTCAATTAGGAAGATTACAAGAAGCTATTAATATTTTTAGTGAATCACTTAACGGAGAACTTAGAAGAAGATTTGAGGCATTAAATGAAAGAGAAAATTAAATTTATTATTAGAAGTCTTTTTTCTAACAAATATGATAAAATTGTTTCTGTTATCGATATGAATAATGGCGAACAATCTTCTATATTTTTCGATAAATATAAAAATATTGTCGAAATCGAATATCCTTTCGGCGACGAAGATAATTATGAATATATTTATGCTATTTACGATAGAAAAAATGATGTTTTAATTTGTGATGAAAATGTAAAAATTAAATATGTTATCGAAGAATTCTATAATGCCATCAAAGAAAAAAGAGACGTTATCAGTTTTAAATAGTTTTAAAAATTTACCTTACGGCAGATTTTTTATTAAAATCGATAATAAAAATATAGATTTAATTCATTATATCGATAAAGATAATAATGATATTGCCGTAATGGAAGTTAATAATTATTATAATTTAGACTTAAATTTTAAAATTGATAATATTAACGGCATATTTGACGAAAGAAAGGTTCCGTTAAGTATCGCTGGTAATTATTTTGACGATAATAAAATAATTTATTATTGTACATACTATTATTTATTAATTCTTGGTACATATATTGGTATTTATAATTTTAAAAATTTGAAATATTTTAAAATAAAGGGGTGTTCATAAATCAATAGAGGGACGCTAAGAAAATTAAGGCTTCCATTTAATCCTAAAAATATAATGGACAACCTTAATAAAAAATCTAAACAAGAAGAATTATTTGAAAAAATAAAAGCAATCGAAAAAGATCGTAAAGAGACTCCTAATGAAAATATCTCAGAGCAAAACGAAATTACAAATGATAGAATTGAAGAAACTATTATCGAAGAATCTGAAGCTAATATTATTGACGATACTGTTTCTGAAATTATTAACGAAGCTAATGAAGTTAAAATGCCAACTATTATCGAAGAAACAGAAGAATGGAGTCGAGAAGAATTAGTCGATGCTATCACTAAAGGTATGGAAGCTATGAAATATATCTTTAGTAATTTTAATCGATGGTCTGATATCGTCCATGAATCTGATTTAGCTATTGGCGATCTTCGGCATTATTGTGAATTCAATGAAGATCCTGATGATGAGATGGTTAGTAAGATTTATAAATTAATGCGCATGTATTCTTTGCGTCGTCGTGAATATAAAGATCGGTGTGAAATTTTTCGAGATTTTACTTCTTGTCAACAAAGAGCTGAAAATATTTATGCAGCAATTAATCATGTCGGCTTTAAGAATAAAAAAGTAACTGGCGAAAGATTATATGCACCCAGAGTTCTGAGAGAATTATTCGAATAGTACGTTCTTCGAACGACTTTTGGGTTAACTAAGCCCCTCCGGGGCGAAATCTCTTTCGTGCCCTTTTTTATTTACGGCACAGTACTTTCACGGAAGGTGAAGATGTTACCTTTATTTAAAGCATTAGATGCTAGTAATATAATGAGATATGGTTACTTTGTTATTCAAAACGAAGAAGCATATCTTTTTAATAATAATAAAAAATATAAAATTAATCGAAATACTTTGTGTCAACATACTGGATTGGAATATAGTAGTGAAGATAAAGTATATACTCATGATATAGTAGATTTAAGTTTTAGTTATTCTGGTATTGATTTTAATATTATCGGAGAAGTTAAAGAAGATAAACTTAATGGAAGACTAGTAGTAGTGAATAAAGAGCAGAAGGTCGCGCTCGTCGACAATAATTATTCTAATTATTCTATTAAAGTTATTAGTAATAAATATTCCGGAGTTATTAAATGAAATACTATTTAGAAATTGAATTAGACGATCATTATCCAACAGCTAAAGAATTAGCTCAATTATTAGGCATTAATGGCGTACATGGCGAACCATCTGTTACATTAATTAGAAAATATTGTAGTAATAATAAACTTAAATACGCTGGTCGTAAAGGAATGACTAATGTATATTCTGATTATCAAAAAATTTTATCGTTAGCTAACGATATATTAGTACGTTGTACTGATGATAAGCGTAGCGAAATTTATTATTCTGTCGATGGTCGCGGTTTCAATTTAGTTGTCAATAAAGAACAACTACGTAAGGGAATTGAAATTATTAAAGAAAAACATAAATCTATTGTAGATAAGTTAAATTAAAGGAGATGCATATTATGAACAATTCTGCTGTTGTATGTAAAAAGATTGGTATTATTATTGGATTCCTATTAAATATGTTGGTAGAGGTTGTTCTGTGCATCGTAAGATGTGTTTCTACAGGTTCTAAAGAAATTAGTAAAGAATTTAGTGAAGCCGAAGAAACAACTAAACAATTATCGAACGAAGAAATTAAAAAACAAATCGAGTTGTTGACTGCTCAATTAAACAAGGAGGATTAATGCCGGTTACTGAAGAACAAAAAAAGAAACTGTCGGAATTAAATCCAGATTGGAAATTGTATATGCCGACTACTAAAGAAAAAGCTGATTGTCTTATTCGATTATGGGAAAGAAATAATCTTGTAACTCAACAGTGTTTGTAATATAATAGGTATATAAGCTTATATATTTTATTTAAGAGGTATACCTAATGAATTATAAAAAATTATTAGAAGATTGCGATTTTATTAAAGTTAAAAATACGATCGAAATTCGTCCTCACGATAATAATGATGGATTTGCTGAATATGTAAATCATATCTTTAAAAGCGTGAATAATGGACGAAGATTCGGGCCATCTGTTAAAACTAATATTCTTACGATTTATAATCGTGGCAATTTTGTTGAATGTTGGATGGGCGAACAACGAATCGATATTCGTCGTAATAAAATCGTTATTTATAGTGATATTCCGATTCAAGCAAGCAACGAAGAAAATTATCGTCAATTTGCTGTCGGTAATATCGGCGTATTAACTTATATTTATAACGTTAAAAAATTTTAATAAATAATTGCGGTATTAGAGCAAAAGCTAAGTCGTAAGATATGCTAATGTTTACTGAAGGCTATATGTAATAGTATAGTCAAGCGCCCAATAGATTGAAACTCGCAAGAGAATATAATATCTTAAAAAACCGCAACTTCTCAACGGAAAAATTAGTGGGCTACCATATTGAAAAATATGGATTAAATAATCCTAGTATAATATACTAGGCCTAAGATATAGGATATAGCGTTAATCTTAGGAGAGCTGCTAACGGAATGTTAACAGACGAAAAAAAATTCTAGCCTACGCTTTTCAACGTGATAATTGTATGAACTTAAAATATAGTTGTAACATGGAATTCCGGACTGACGAGTCTGGATATGGCTAGTATGATGTAGGTCTGAACAGTGACTGTTTCCCTTTATGGTTTTAGACGAGTAATAAGCGGTTACGAACAGCGAAAAACTGTATAAACTAAAGATGTGATAAAACTTCTCGTTAAGTTTTGACCCCTGCTTTAAGATATCAGCAGGGGATTTTTTAGTTATTAAGGAATTTATTCCTTGATTATATATAAGGAGGTTCCCATGCGTGTACTATTTATTTTATTCACATTATGCTATAGTATTATGTTCACTGCTAACGCATGGGATAATCCTAATGCCAAACCTAATATAGGTGAGGAAGCATTAAGAATTAAAATGATTGCATCATTTATGACCGGATTTAATGACGGTAAAAATAATTATAGCAAAGATTCTGATTTTACTGACGGTGAAGATAAAGACTTTTTAAGTTTTTATGAAGAAGGTTACTATAAGGGGCGAGTATTTTGGTATCAAAAACATTAATTATTATTATATGTATAATTACGATATTTAGCCCTATAGACGCTAAATCTATTGCTGATTATAATTGTACCATAGAAGAACAAAACAACGCTCTAAGAGGCTATAATTCATTTGTATACGGATTTGATGACGGTCTCAATAATCATACTGTATTATGGTATAGTGATGAAAATTATAAAGCAGGTTACCGTTTAGGTAGTGCTCATAGGAGATAGCTTAATGGAATTAAGTGAAAAATTAAAATGGTTCTTAGAGAATATTTTAAAAGAAGGATATTCTATTCTTATTGTGAATAAAGAAAATTATTCTCTAGAAAATAAAGATGGTTATAAAAAATTAAAATTACCAGCGTTTTTAATTTCTGAATTATACGCTGCTACTAAAGAAAAAATTGAAGATGGTAAATATTCTGTACAAAATTTACTCGATGAAAAATTAATTAATTTAGAACGAAAATTTGAATTTGGTGAAATACTTGAATTAAATGACGGTAATAAAGCTGTTTTTATTGGTTACGATAAACAATATTCTATTATCGTTATTAAAGATAAATTCAGATTTACTATTCTTGAAACAAGTATGTTGCATAAAGCATTAAAATAAAAGGAGAAAAAGAATAATGTATAATTTAGAAGAACTTAAAAAATTAATTAATCCTACTGATCCATATCCTGCATTACGTTATCTTGGTGAAACTATGTCTTTTCAAGATACATTACAATATCTAGAAGACAAAGTTAAAAATGCTAAAACTAAAGAAATTGAAATGCCATTACCGTTTATTCACCAAATCTTTATGGATTTAATTCAAAATACATGTGATGCACCTTACGATGAACTTAAAAATGAAATCGAAGGTCAGCCTAAATTAACACCAAAAGATCTTGATCTTGGTGACGGTAAAGATAATAGTGGTATTACTATTACTCAAATGCTTGACTATTATGGTCTATTCAATGCAGAATCTGTATATGAAAAATTTAAAGGTACTGATGAAGAAATTCGTTGGATAATGGTACTTTATAAATATTTCTTGTTTAAGTATCAACCAGATGCTGTTATTTATTGTCCTGCTACTTTATATCGTAAAAAAGGTGCTACCGATTTCTTCGATCATTTTGTTCCGATTCAACCAGAATTAATCGAGGACTTCGAATTTAAAGTTAAATAATTTATGGTTTTAAAATTTTTAAATAAAGATTATCATTTTAAACAAATTTCTGATCCGATTATCAGCAATGGCGTCTATGTTTCTGACGCCATTGACGAAACCGGTGTTGAATATACTATTAATTGGAATATTAAAAATACTGATTGGGAATATCCTATTAGTATTGTGGTGCGCTAAATGAATGTATTAAAAAAATTAAATAAATGGCTAAAAGAAAAAGCTGCTACATTACAAATGATTATTTGTATTATTTGGGCTGCTATGGCTATTGCTTTATTGTTTATAGAAATTGTTAATCCCGATCTTTTAAATAGTGAACAACATTTAATTCTTTTAGCTCCTTGGCCTGTATTATATATTATAATTAATTATTTTTTAATTAATTATTTTACAGAAACAATTAAAACAACTTATGACGTTTATGATGGTGCCATGGGAATGACTCATTTATATCAGCAGTTACTAACATATACAATTACTGGCAATAGTAATTTTACATTTGAAGATTATTGCGACAAATTCTTCAAAGATGGTAATGCAGAAGCATATGTTATTAGTTATAAACAATATCTTAATGCTTTAGAGGAATACAAATCTGGTATAAATCTTAATTATACGATTCTTCCTTGGGCGGTAGTTAACGAAAATTATAAAATTGAAAATAAATATATTTATGTTAACGAAGCGCATAATTATAAAAATGATCCAGTGTTAGATAGAATTCTAAAATCTTAGTAATATATGTATATGCCAGTACTTGTTTTTCAATAGAAATAGTGCAGGTTAACTCCTATTAGTCTTAATTTTTAGAAAGGATATATGGACTCTTATGGAAGACAGTATCCTTGTAGTATCCATCGTGCAAGTAATGCGCGCATTCGCATGTTTTATTTCTATTATATGCGGTATGCTTATTATCTCTGCAACGATTGGTCTGCTTAAAGACAAGCAAGGAAAACACAAAAAAGATGACGAAGTAATTTTAACATGGGCAATTATTATATTGCTTGGTAGTATGTTTATATATTTTGTATTGCCAAATCCAGAAGACGTTATTGTAATTACTCCGCCACCTAACGGTCCTTATCGATAAAACATTATCGGTTAAATATACTATTAACCTTTTTAGTATTGTTTAAGACCCAGGTGAATGGTTTTAAGTGGTACTAATTCATGTCGCCCTACGATTCGTTCTTAGAACGATAGGAAGACGAAACAGAGTTAGGAGACTAAACTATCATGAATTTAACTAAAAAAATTTTTGCAACGTTGGCCATTGTGGCTGCTTTTTTAATGTTTACGGGAACCGATGCACAAGCTGCTGAATTAACAGCATATACGCACACAGGCAACCCAATGGCGAACGGTGAGTACCCTTATGTGGGCGCTGTAGCCAGCAATGATTATGCTTTAGGGACAGTTCTAAGCATTAACGGAAGTCATTATGTCGTAAAAGACAGAATGGCTCCTGGTATTCATGGCGTTATCGATATTTTTGTCGATAGCTATGATGAAGCGATCGAATTCGGTCGTCAATACGGAGAAGTATACGTAGTCGCTTAAACGTATGTTGATTCCTTAAAGGGCCTTTTTTGTGTCTACTTCACCTCTAAAAAAATAGTGCTGGAAGACTAGTTTCTATTGAAAAACTTTATTTATAAATAATAAAGGAGCAAATATGAATCGTTCTTTTATTCTATATTCTTGGGAATTAATTCGATATCATAAATTCTTAATTAAAGAACTAGTATTTACTATATTGGCAACTATCGGGGTTTGTTATTATATTTTATCTAATCATATTTTATATCCCGATACTTATTTCGAGTTCATAAGTAAATGCTTCATTTCATCTTTATCGATTATGATAATGAGTATTTTTAACTCGTGGGTAACATTAAGATTTGCCGATCGAATTAATATTATATCCGAAAAGGCAGAAAAAGATTTAATTGCCTCTATCGGATATTTATTCACAAAAGATGTAACAATAATTACTTCATTGATGTTATCAATTTTAGGATTATTTGTTTATTCTTTTCATGGTATTCCTAAATTATTAGATCCTACTTTATTCATAGTTACTTTATTCTTTACGTTTTTATCAGTATCTATTAATATGTAAAATGATTTTTATAATTTTAATTATAAAATTAATTTTACAAACTAGTAGGGATGTTGGGAAACTAGCATCTAGTGACGCTTATTACACGTCCAACAAAGACACTGAATTGCTGGAAACTCCTAAAGCTTGAATAACTACAGCGTAAATACTCTATGAGCATTAAGCGCGAATGTTACGAAAGTAGAAAAAATATTCAAGATGAGATATGGTTAAATCCTAAGTCTTATAATAATGGACAATCAGCAACCAAGCCCGCAAGGGAAGGTTCAACGACTAGACCTCGTGAGGGTCGTACACTATAAGCGTTTGATAGTGGAAGTGGTGTCGCCTAAGTAATGCTAATAAGTATTATATGGATAAGATATAGTCTGTGCTTTAACGAAAGTTAAAGGTGCGCGTAATGGCGCCGGTTAGAAGTAGCGATTCTAATTGAACGAGCATCCTCTTTAAAAAAACTACGGTTTTATATATTGAAATTAACCTCCAAATATCATATAATAATTATATATATTATTATTGCGAAAGGAGGTTTATCTTGAATAAAAGTTTTAAAATTAGAATTTATCCTAACAAAGAACAGCAGATTTTAATCGATAAAACATTTGGTTGTACAAGATTTATATATAATTTTATGTTAAATTTAAAACAAAAATTATATAAAAATTTTAATATTAATTTAAGTTATAATAATATGTCTAAAATTCTTACTGAACTTAAAAGACATAAATTGTGGCTTTGTGAAGTCGATGCTGTTGCATTACAACAATGTCTTAAAAATTTAGATAATGCTTTTAAAATGTTTTTTAATGGTAATGGATATCCTAAATTTAAATCTAAACGAGATAAAAATTCTTATCGTACTAATGGTAAAACTATTTCTTTAGATCAAGATAATTATAAAATTAAAATTCCTAAAGTTGGCTGGATTAAATTTAGAGATAAAAATAAATTTAATAATTTAACTAAAATTTATAATATTACTATCTCTAAAACTTCTAGCGGAAAATATTTCGCCAATATTTCAGCTGAAGTCGATATCAAAACTTTTGCGAAAACCAAGAAAAATTGCGGTATAGACTTAGGATTAAAAGATTTTTGTATTTTAAATGATGGAACTAAATTTAATAATCCTAAATTTTTAGTTAATAATCAAAAACGACTTAGATTATTACAACAAAGTTTGAGTCGTAAAATTAAAGGATCTAAGAATTATTTGAAAGCCAAAGTAAAGCTAGCTAAATTTCATGAACATATTGCTAATTGTCGTAAAGATTTTTTACATAAAATAAGTATATTTTTAGTTAAAAATTACGATATTATTTGTGCTGAAACTTTACAAATTAAAAATATGCTCAAGAATCACAAACTAGCTAAATCTATTCAAGATGTTAGCTGGTATGAATTTTGTCAACAATTAGAATATAAATGTTTATGGTATGATAAAAAATTTGTAAAAATTGATACATATTTTGCATCATCTCAAATATGTTCTAATTGCGGATTTAAAAATTCTGATGTTAAAGATATTAGTATTAGAGAATGGATTTGTCCAGAATGTGGCGAACATCATGATCGCGATATTAATGCTGCTAAAAATATTCTTAATCAAGGATTAATTTTAATATAATTTCAATATATAGAACCGTGGGATACACGGGGATAGCCTATTGTCTTAATGTAAGACATATAATAAATTTTTATTTATTATGTGCATTTATTGAATAGGAACCTCATTATTTTTATAATAAGAGGATATCAGGCTGATAGGTTCTGTTATTACAACATTTAAAATGTTTATTATTATTGTAAAGCAACGAGGAATGTAAAATGGCTATTTTATGGAGAAGTACTAATAAATCGAAAACATTAACTTATAAAGGTTTTGTTCCAATTCCTAAAACAATTGATGAACCGACTTTTGCAGAAAAGTGGAAAGCATGGAAATTAAGACAACCTAAACAATTTTTAAGATATACTGAATTACAAGATTTAGTAATGTATTGTTATCAAAAGAATTTGATGACAACGACTGTCGATTTAGAAAATATTTTCCATAAAGAAAAAATTTATACGAAGGTTGATGCTATCAAATATATTGATGAGCATACTAAAGATTTTATGCCAATTCAAGAAGAATATATTCCTCGTAATAAAGATAATAATGGCTGTTGTAATTGTAAATGTAAGGGTTAATAATGGATTTAAATAAATTATATAACGAAATTATGACGACATTTAATGTCGTTGTGGCTCTTGGACTTGCTGGTCAAGATCATGATTATAATGACCAGACAAAATCTATTTTACAAAATATTATTCTTTTGTATATTTTAGGTTATACTAATATTAGTATTATTAATAGAAATTCTAGTTTAAATAAAACAGAAGATGTTTCTAGATTTATCGATAGCATTAAAAATATTATCGATAAACGTTATATTAAACAAGTGTTTGATAAAGAAACATTAGAAACTATTTTATTAGATTTCGATAAACGAATAAAATATGCTAATAATCATGGTCTAACTATTGAAGTTAAAAATACATTATTAGAACCAGTTATCGAATCGATTAAATATATTTAATAAACCGCCATTATGGCGGTTTTTTTATTAGGAGAAATACATTGGATATTGAAAAGAATAAAAAAACTATCGATATGTATTTAAAAGTACAGGGCATCGCTTCTATTTTTAATAAAATTTCGGCTAAGAAGCGTTCTACTTATGGCGATGCTCTTAAAAAAATCGATGAACCTATTCCTGTAGAATTAGGTAAAATTTTATATAAAAATAATCTTCAAAATGATAAACAAATCTTTACTTTGCTTATTAAATTGTTAATTCAATGTTCTGAAGAAGCATCTGATAAACCGTTAAGTGAAATTAAATTATCGGTCGACTTTAATCAATATGATATCGAAGAAATCTTCGATCGTTTTAAAAAAGATATTGAAACAAGTCCTCACTTATATGAATAATATATTAAAAGCTAATCAAATTCTATTATTAAAAGATCCTAAGAAATATATTATCGATATGTTCATAAACGTATGTATACTAAATTATAAAAGTAAAAAAGAAGGTTTGACGGCCGAAGAATCTGATAAAGCAATAACTTTATTAGATACAATAACTAATGTATTGGGCCGACAAAGTCAACTTATCGATGAATGTATTACTATATTTAGTACGTCTATGAATATGCGAAATAATATATATGAATCTTGGGATCTTGTTGAAGATTATTTAAAAGATAGGATTAATATTTAATGCTATTTATTAAAGAAAATATTCCTCATCATATTAAGCAAATCGTTAAAAAAAATAAAATAAAAAATACTAATGATATAGAAACTATTAAAAATTATATTATTAGTATTATCGATGAACTTTCAGATAATCACGAAGAAAAATTATATTTAAACGTAAGTGAAACTTCGATCGATATTTCTATAGGCGATATGTATATCGGCACATTAACAACATTAGAAAATTTAGATGAACTTACTTATACTATGTATGAAATGACATTAAGTAAAGCTGATAAAAGTTCTGTGGTATATACAAGTGCGTTATTTGAAACATTAGCAGTTGTTGAAGATATAACAAATATTATGATTATTATTTTTAACGATATTGTTAGTATTTGTCCTGTTAATTTTGTTAAGGAATTTAAGAAATGAGAACAGGACGCGCAGTGACGACAATTTGTCGTCAATTAAATAATAATATTATCGAAATATTCGGTAATAGCGAAAGCGGTAAAAGTTATTTATCTAAATTAATTGCTGATCGTTATGAATATGTATTATTTCTTGATTCAATTATGAAAATGACTGAAGAAAGTAAACATTATATAGCGCAAACAAATAATTTAAAAGACATCGAAGAAGTTCTTAGTGATATCGATATATTAATTATCGATGACTTTTGTCAACTAAGTGGTGACCCAAAGAAGAATATATATCTGTTACAAGAATGGATATATAATTATAAAAAATTATCGATTATTTTAATTAATCAAATTCGTGCTAATTTTAATAAAAATAGCACAGAGGCTTATAAGCCATATGCTAATTATGTATTAGAACGATATACCGATCATCGCTTTATGACTTCTGTCGAAAACGGTGAATATGTAGTTACACAAATTAAATAATGTGGTATAATATATATAAATATTTATTATTAAATTGTAAACGAGGTATATCTTATGATTTTAGTAATTAGCGGTCCGAGTGGTTGTGGTAAAACTACGTTATCTGGTTTATTTGAAGTAAAAGGTTTTAAACGTATTATTACTTCTACTACTAGACCACGGAGATTAAATGATATTAAAGATCAATATTTCTTCGTAGATAAAGAAGAATGGAATGACGACGATTATATTTGTACTACTATAATTAATGGTAATCATTATGGTATTAGTAAAGATTACCTTGATGAACTTAATAAAGAACTTAATTATGTTATTGTTCTAGATGAAGTTGGCACAAAAGAATTAAAAGAACGTTATCCTGATTGGGTATATGCATTCTATTTAAATACGTTAGAAGCTACATGTCGTGAACGGATGAAACATCGTGGCGATGCCGATCATAATATCGATGCACGCGCACAATATGATCGTGAACATAATCGTTATAATTATCTTATTAAAGAAAATGATATTTATGACGATGCATTATTTGGCGAAATGGAAGTTACTGTTCTAATGCGCCAAATTATGGACTGGTTTAATAAAAACGAAGAAGTCGATGAACATATCGATGAAGGAGAAGCTATCCTTGGATTGCTTCATAAAAATAAAGACTTATCGTAAGATAAGTCTTTTTTGTTTTGGAGGTATACATGCATAATAAAGTTGCCCAAGGGGCTTTAATTTTATTCGAGCAAAATCGAGATGGAAGAGAATCTTTTGGTAAACGTATTTCTGACTTATGTAATATTGATTGGGCAGATGTTTCTTTCTTTCAATTTCAAACTATGTTTGTAGCCGAAGGCGCTAAGAAAAGACCGTGGACTAAAGAATGGAATAATCTTCATACAACTACATTAGCTAAACTTTGGGTTGTTATTAATCAACCTCAATCTGGCAATCTTAAAAAAAATATTATTAATGCTGGATTTAAAAATGATAATGTATCTAATCTTTTACTTAAAGCTAAGGGTATGCTTGTTGGCAAAACCATGGAAATCATTGAGCAAAGTGATTTATTTAATGAAACTGAACTTAAAATGATTAAACAATTAAATGGTAAATTAACTAAAGCTAGAACTGAAGATTTATTAGCTATTAAACAAGCTAATAAAGAGGCACGTAAAGAAATTTATGAGGAAGTTCATAAAGAAGAACCAACTTATATTAAGGAAACTAAAAAAGTTGAAAAGAAACTTAAAGTTCAAGAAGAAGCTAAAAAAGATTTGAATAAAGTTTTCAAACAAGAGGCAAAAAATCATACTCGTATTGTTAAATCCGCCTGCATTGTTGTTAACTTGAATAAATCTAAATGGCAAAATATTTGGTATGCCATTAAATCTATTCTAAAGAATAACTACAAGGAGGGCGAATTCCGTGTCCGTAATTAAAGATAAAGAAGGCGTTCGCGTTAGCGTCTGGGAGAAAATGATCGAAGATCGTATTCTCTTTATTACAGGCACTATCGACGATGAATTAGCTAATTATATTATTGCTAATATGTTATATTTAGCTAATCAAGACAGCAGTAAACCTATTACTTTGTATATTAATAGCCCTGGCGGTGTTATTACATCTGGTCTTGCTATTTATAATACAATGGAATTGATTAAATGCCCGGTTAATACTATTGGCTATGGTATGTGCGCAAGTATGGCAAGTTTCTTGTTATCTATGGGTAATAATCGCAGTGTATTAGAAGATACGACTGTTATGATTCATCAACCATTAGGTGGTGCTGAAGGTCAACAAACAGAAATTGAAATTGCCTATAAACGAATTACTACTCTTCGTGAAAAATTAGAAAATAAGTATGCTGAAAAATCTAATGGCAAATCTACTTATGAACAAATTCATGAAGCTTGTGATCGCGATAATTATTTGACTCCAGAGGAAGCTCTCGATATGGGTCTTATTGATGAAATTCTTAGACCGGAGGATAAATAATGAAGTGTTATTTTTGTGGACAAGATATCTCAGACAAAGATTCTAATAAAATTACGTTTGCTTCTCCTGAAGATAGTAACGTAGTAATTTGCCAGGAATGTATTGAAAAAATGTCTGCAGCAATTCATAAAACATCGAGTGATGTTGAAATTGCTTTAGGTATCGATGACATTCAAGAAGATTATGACGATATTTTAGATGAAAAACCTAAGGTTAAACGATCTAAAATTCTTCCGTCTCAAATTAAAAAATATTTAGATGAATCTGTTATTAATCAAGAATTAGCAAAAAAAATTATTTCTGTTGCATTATCTAATCATACTAAGTTATTAGAATATAATGCATATGAAAAAGAAAATGTAGGTGTCGATGTCGAGAAAGGCAACGTAATTATGCTAGGCAAGAGTGGATCTGGCAAAACTTACATAATTAAACAAATTGCTAAATATTTAAATAGACCTTTAGTTATTATAGATTCTTCGTCGCTTACAAAATCAGGATTCGTGGGCGAAGATGTAAATTCTGTTATTGCAAGATTATACAGAGAAGCTGGCGAAGATATTTCAAAAGCTGAGCAAGGTATTGTATATCTCGATGAAATCGATAAGATTGCCGCTAAAGATCCCAAAAATGCTGGTGCTCAAGGTAGTGATATTGGTGGTCGTGATGTACAATATGAATTACTTAAGTTAGTTGAAGGCGGCAAAGTTCCAATTAAAACAGGCGGCATGCTTGGTCAAGGAACTACGATTGAAATCGATACTACAAATATTTTATTTATTTGTGGTGGTGCTTTTACTGGCATTGAAAATAAAATTGCGGCACGTCTTAATAAGAAAACTGATAACGGAGTTGGTTTTAAAGCTACTAAATCTAAAAATGAAATGGAAGCTGAAGTTACATACAATAGTATGATTGATTATATTCTTCCTGAAGATTTAGAAGATTTTGGTATTATTCCTGAATTATTAGGCCGATTACCTATAATTGCACCATTAAAAGAACTTAGTGTCGATGATTTAAAACGTATTCTTACTGAACCTAAACATGCTACTTTTAAACAAATGCATGAACTCATTAAGATGTATGGTATTGAGTTAAAATTTAATGACGACACTATCGATACTATTGCTCAATTAGCTTATGATCGTAAAACTGGTGCTCGTGCCTTACGTAGTGTAGTCGAGTCATTAGTTAACGATAAATTATTCGACATCAATGGTAAAACTAAGAAAATTACGATTACTAAAGAAGATGTCGAAGAAAAATTTGAATATTATTTAAAGAAAGGAGAGAATAAATAATGGGATTAGCTGATAAAGCTTTTAATGTTTTAAAGCCTTATGCTGAAAAACTATTAAGCAAACCATTAGAATCTAATGAAGATGCTAAATTAGTTTTAGATCTATATACTAGTGGTGTATTAACATTATTAGATATGGAAGAAACTATTGAAGTTGAAGAAGTTCATAAGGAAGAGTCTAAGGAAGAAAAGCCTAAACGCACTCGTAAAACTAAAGTTAAAAAGGCTGAAGAACCTAAGGAAGATAAACCTGTAGAAGATGTTCCGGTAACTGATTTTGAAGGTAACGTAGTTGAAGAACCTAAAAAATCTGCTATGGAAATTCTTGGTTCTGAAGATAAAGTTGATGAAGAGCCTGTCTTTCAAGCGCCAGAAAATGATTCTGTCGAAAATGACACTCCGGCTGAAAAGACGAAGCTCGAATTTAATGAAAAACAGTTAGATTTTTACGTAAGCGAATTTAAGCGCGAACAAGAAAAGGCAACTAAGGAAGATTTACCTAAGTTAAAACCTAAGGCCGATAAAATTCGTGCTTTTGCTCAAGAAGCAGCCGATAATAAAAAATTATTGGCTCAATATTTAGATGAAATCATGGAAGATGAAGATAGAGGTAAAATTACGTTAAGAAATATTACCCCTTATTATCTTGACATGTTAAGTCATTATTTGGTACTCCGTGAAGAAATTAAACGCTACGACGACGATAAAATCGTAAAAGCAATGAAAGAACTTTCTGGCGGAGTTTTAAATAAAATTGAAGATCTTAATCGATATAATATCGAAGCGATCTTAACTGTTTTAAAAGGTTTATAATTTATAAATTAACGAGGTATTTAAGAGATGGCTTTAAATCAAGTAACTTTACAAGGTATCGTTCCTAATAACGATAAATTTCAAATTGATGTAAAATTTGGTGATGACGGCAATGTAAGTGTATTGCGTGCGCCTATGGCTGTTCGCCGCAATTGGAAACCAAAAGATGAACAATATTATGCAAGTGACATTATTTGGATTACTGCCTTTGGTCATACTGCTAATTTTATGAACACTTATCTTAAAAAAGGTGAACCATTTGTTATTACTGGTCATTTAGCTACTAGTACTTTTGAAAAAGATGGTAAAAATATTACTCGAACAGATGTTATTGTAGATAACTATATGTTTATCGATGGCGCTCGTTCTGGCGGCTCTGATGATTCTAATTTTGAAAACTTTGCTGACAATACAAAAGCAGAAACTTCTGGCGAAACAGATATTCTTGGCCTAGGTCTATAATTTGCAAAATCCTTAGTAAATAATATATAATGGGTATGGGTAGTGTAGCTCATACCCATATATTATTTTAGAAAGGATTTTTGCTTATGGATTATGTGGATAATATCGACAAACAAATAGCCGAATTAACTAAGCAAATGAAGCAAGAAGAAGACTTGCGAAACGACCTGAATGATATTAGCGGCCACGTTGGTGAAGCATTAGCCAAACAAAAATTTGGTGCGCCCTATCAAGTGGATTATGATGGTCGTTTAATGCAATTTGTTTTTCGCATTGGTACATCTGGCAAACGAGGCAGAGTCGAAGCTTTATTTTCTACTAATAAACTCATTATTAAACCTAGAAAATTTAAAGCTCATGTCGAATTTAATAAAGATGTTTCATTGGCTGAAACTATCGGTGAAGTTGTTCGCGGTATTCTGTATACGTATTATGATTTAATCGATGATGAGGATCACGTATACTAATGGATCAAGAAATTGTTGTTCTTAAATATCCAGATTGTGTTCGTTTAAGAAAAGAAATGTATCTTAACGGTCCGAATCATTGTGCACATGAAATTATCGATAATGCTGTCGATGAATTTGTGTCAGGATTCGGTAAAACAATTACAGTAGAATATAATAAAGATACTAAAGTAATGACTATTACAGATGAAGGACGAGGTATTCCTGTATCTTTAAATAAAGAATATAATATGCCTCAAATTCAGCTGGCGCTAGCATCATTGCATGCCGGTGGAAAGTTTTCTGTAGGTGGACATACGTCCACTACCAGTGGACTTAACGGCGTTGGAAGCAGTAGCGTAAATGCTGTATCTTCATTTTTTAATGCTACTGTATATCGTGATGGATATGAATGGACTATAAGCTTTGAAAAAGGCTTATTAGTTAAACCTTTGAAAAAAGATAAAAAAACGAAACGAACCGGAACCAAAATTGAATATTGTTTAGATAGCGAAATTTATTCTGAAGAAGTCGATTTAAATAAGTTAGCTAAAAAACTTAAAGAATTAAGTTATCTTAACGATGGTTTAATTATTAAATATAATTTTGGTGACGGCTGGATTAATTTAAAATCATCTTCCTTAGTCGATTATCTTAAAGATATAACTACTAAGGAAACCATTGGCAAACCTTTGTACTTTAAAAGTACACAAGATAATACTACTGTAGAAGTAGTATTAAATTATTGTAATGATTTATATTCTAATATTATTTTAACGTTTGTGAATAATATTAATACCTTGAATGGCGGCGATCATTTAAATGGATTCAAGGCTGGCATTTTACAAGCTTTAAAAAGTATCGGAATTAAAGACATTACACAAGACGATGTTCTTGAAGGACTTATTGCTATTGTAAATATTAAGACTCTCGAACCTAAATTCGAAGGTCAAAATAAACTATATTTACAAATGCCAGAAATTCGAGAACAAGTTAAAAATTTAGTTAGCGAATCTTTTAGTGAAGAACTTTCTAATAAAAAAACTTTTGCAAAACAATTAACATCTAAAATTAATGTAAGTATTAAAGCTAGACTCGACGCTAAAAAAGCAAGAGAAAATGCGCGCAAACAAAAGAAAGCATTAAAATCTGTTGTTGTCGAAAAACTAGCTGATTGTATTAGTAATGATCCTAATGAATGTGAAATATTCATAGTTGAAGGTGATTCGGCGGCTGGATCATCAAAGCAAGGTAGAGATCCTAAAACTCAAGCTATTTTACCTGTATTTGGTAAAGTACTTAATGCTGAAAAATCCGAAGGTACAGTGACGTCAGAAAAACTTCTTGATGTCGTTAATGCTATCGGTTGTGGTATTGGAAAAACATTCAACAAAGATGAATTAAAATACAATAAAATAATTTTTCTCTCGGACAGCGATGCCGACGGGAACCATATAACCTGCTTGTGGACTACATTCTTCTTTAATTATTATCCTGAGCTAATTTTAAATGGGAATATTTATGCAGGGATACCTCCTATTTTTAAACTAACTAAAGGTGATAAACATAAATATATTTATACTGAACAAGAGTATGAAAATTTAAAAGACAAAGATAAATGGCATGTCCAATATTTAAAAGGTTTAGGTGAAATGAATCCCGATCAGTTATGGGAATCAACATTGAATCCTGAAACAAGAAAATTATACAAACTTACAATTGAAGATGCTGAAAAGTGCGCAAAAGTTGTTAATGATATTATGGGTAAAGATTCTGAAGCCCGTAAAAAATTAGTATTAAATAATTTTAGTATAGAAGGTTAATATGAGCTTAGAATATTCGCTTAAAATGGGACTTAATCGTCTATTATCTAAAACTCCGAAAAATAGTGCTGATGAGCAATATTTGGCTATCGGAAGAAATATATTAGCTAACGGCGTATATAAAAATAACCGAACTGGTATTGGTGCTTATAGTTTGCCTCACCAGATTATGCAATTTAATTTAGACGATGAATTCCCTATTCTAACAAGTAAATTTGTCGGATTAAAAACAGCTGTTAAAGAGCTGTTATGGATTTGGCAAGATCAATCTAACGACGTTAATTTACTTAATCAAAAATATGGCGTAACAATCTGGGATGAATGGAAACGTAATGACGGTACTATTGGTCAAGCATATGGTTATCAATTAGGCTGTGAATATAAATATTTTGATGTTAATTATAATAAGGCTTTAGAACTTAAAGATCAAGGTAAAATTAAAAATATTCGTATTACTCCACAAGGAGTGTGCCTAATGAATCAAGTGGATAAGTTGATCTATGATTTGACTTATAATCCTGATAATCGTAGAATGGTTGTTAGTTTGTGGAATGTTGAAGACTTGCACAATATGGCATTGCAACCATGCGCATTTTTAACTCAATGGAATGTTACAAAAGATAAATTAAATTTATTACTTAATATTCGTTCTAATGATTTTTGTTTGGGCAATCCTTATAATATGTGTCAATATGCATTTTTATTAATGTTAATGGCTCATGTAACTGGTTATAAGCCCGGGTTGTTTACAATCATGATTAATGATTGTCATGTATATGAAAATCATGTTCAAGGTCTTATTAAACAATTAGATCAAGAAACATATTATGCTCCGGAAGTTAGAATTAAATCTGGCATAAAGAGTTTCTATGATTTTAAAATCGGTGATCTAATTATCGAAGACTATAATCATGGCGGCAAAATCTCGTTCGAGGTTGCCGTATGATTAATATGATTGTTTGCCAAAATAATTTTGGTTATATTGGTAAAGATGGAAAGATGTTGTATCATATTCCAAGAGATTTAGCTTTTTTTAAGAAAAAGACTAAAGGTAATGTAATTATTATGGGCAGAAAAACTTATGAAAGCTTGCCTAATAAGTTGCCAGATCGAGAACATTGGGTTATTACTAAAGATAAAAATTATCCTGGTGGTGATCGTATCTTTACTAGTATTGACGAAGTATTAGATGCTATCGATCACAACAAAGAATATTTTGTTATCGGCGGTGGACAAATCTATAAACAGTTTATGGATTATGCTGATATTATCTATATAACTCAAGTCGACGATTTTTCTCTTGGAGATGTAATATTTCCCTCATTGAATTTAAATCTATGGCATTTATTTGGAGAAGTCGAAGTTCGAGACGATATGTCTCCTTATAAATTAACTTTTAGAAAATATGTTCACAAGGACGTAATACATGAACAACTTCTTTAATTTGGCCGGGAAAATCAAGAATATTACTAAAATATTTACAGATTCTTACGGTCAGGATATGTATTCTGCTAATGTTAGTATGAATATTAAAAATAAACATATTGAAGTGCCTATTCACTTCAAAGACAGCGTCGGTAAAATTTATAAACTTAAAGAAGATTCTCATGTAAATCTTTATGGAGAATTACGAACTAGGAATGTAAAAGCCGACGATAAAAATAAATTAATGGTATTCGGATATGTTACTCAAGGAAATCAACAAGTTCAAGATTTCAATCAAGTAACATTACGTGGCTTTGTTTGTAAAACAAGTAATATCATTAATAAAAAAAATCATAATATCTGCTCCGTTATTTTATGTGTCAAACGTAATAACGATACAGTAAATGATTTTATTCCTTGTGTTGGTCATAATCTTAATGCTAATTTATTACGCGATATGAAATTGAAGACAAATATTGAAGTTGTCGGTCAATTTGTTCAGCGTCAATATTATAGTCATAAAGAGCAATATACCAAAACAACTTATGAAGTTTTAGTTAAAAATATTAAGGTATTGTAATGGAAATAAATATTGAATTAAGTAATTTACTTACTAATTACTTCAGTCGATATGCTAATCATATTGTTTATGAACGAGCAATTCCATTATTAAATGATGGACTTAAGCCTGTTCAACGACGTGTATTAATGTCGATGAATAATTTAGGATTAGCTCCGAATAAACCAATGAAAAAATGTGCCAAAATTGTTGGCGATACCGTAGGTCAATACCACCCTCATAGTTTAGATGGTCCTTACGGTGCTTTAGTTAATATGACAGCAACATTTAGTTGTCGTTATCCATTAAGTGCCGGAAGTGGTAATTTTGGAAGTCTCCAAAATGATCCTCCGGCGGCATTTCGGTATACCGAGAGTAAACTGAGTGATATAGGCGCACTGTTACTCCGTTATACAGAAATAGAAACTGTTCCTTGGATCCCAACTTATGATAATAGTGGTGTTGAACCAGTATCTTTAGGCGGTTTATTTCCTAATATCTTGTGTAATTATACTAATGGTATTGCAGCTGGTGTTAGTTCTATGATACCTTCACACAATGCTACTGAAGTATACACTGCTTTAATTAAAACTATCGATCGAATTACTAAAGGTAAGGATATCGATGTCGATTTTCTTTTAAAATATATTAAAGGTCCAGATTTTCCAACTGGTGGTATTATAATTAACGACAGTGATATTTCTTCAGCTTATAAAAACGGTAAAGGTAAATTTATTATACGTGGTGAATATACTATTAAAAATAAAAAAGAACTTGTTTTTCATAGTATACCATATACTACTAATTTATCTGTTATTGTTAAAAGTCTTAAAAAACTTCGTGAACAAAAGTTGTGCGGAGAATTTAAAGACGTATCGGCTAAGGGTAATGTCGAATTAATTATTAAACCGGCACGAGGTCAATCTGTCGATAACCTTATCGAGAACGTTTTTAAAAAAACTAAATTAGAAGATAATTTCAATAGTATTTTTACTATGATTAGAATTATTATATATATATATATATAATTAAAATTATAAATATATATAATATGAATAGTCCATTTATTTGGTAACAAGTAAGTGCTGAGATAATCTATATCTCAGAAATTTATCTAATTGCTGGAAAGCCCTAAAGCTTGAATAACTAAAACATAATATTGTATTAATATGCAATATAAGTGTGAATGTTGCGAAAGCAGAAAAAATATTCAAGATAAGATATGGTTAAATCCTAAGTCTTATAATAAAATGGGTGATCAGCAGCCAAGCCTGTAAAGGAAGGTTCAACGACTAGAGTAAGAACTCGTACACTACAAGCTTTTATGGTAGTGGAAATGATAAAGGTCCTTATTGCAAGGATTAAGATATAGTCTGTGCTTATATGAAAGTATAAGGTGCGCGTAGTGGCGCCGATTAGAAGTAGCGATTCTAATTGAACGAGCATCCTTTTTTTTAAAAAACTACTATTTTATATGTTGAAATTAACCTCCTAATATCGTATAATAATTATATATATTATTATTGCGAAAGGAGGTTTATCTCTTGAATAAAAGTTTTAAAGTTAGAATTTATCCTAATAAAGAACAGCAAATTTTAATTGATAAAACATTTGGTTGTACAAGATTTATATATAATTTTATGTTAAATTTAAAACAAAAATTATATAAAAATTTTAAT